AGATGCGGCACGGGTGGAGCAGGAACGGGTAGCGGCGGCAGCGGCGGCAGCAGATGCGGCACGGGTGGAGCAGGAACGGGTAGCGGCAGCAGCGGCGGAAGCGGCAGCAGCAGCGGCGGCAGCGGGAGAGACAGAGGCACAAAGAGTACAACGGGAACAGCAGGCGGCAGCGGCGGCGGAAGCGGCAGCAGCAGCGGCGGCAGCGGGAGAGACAGAGGCACAAAGAGTACAACGGGAACAGCAGGCGGCAGCGGCGGCAGCAGATGCGGCACGGGTGGAGCAGGAACGGGTAGCGGCAGCAGCGGCGGCAGCAGATGCGGTAGAGACCGAAGCGCGATTAAAGGTAGAAGGAGAGACAGACGCAGCGGCAATGGCAGACCGGGCGCGAGTGCAGGCAGAAGCGGAGGTAGCAGCGGAGGTAGCAGCAGCGGCGGCAGCGGGATCGTCTGGGCGGTTTCCTACCCCAGAGACGACCTATCTCAATCAAAACGGACATCCAAATGGCGGATTTGTAGCGCGGTATCTTCGGTCTCCAGACCAGGCAACGTCACGGGAAGTCTTACGAACGGACTTTCAAACATGGTTTGGGACAGACGAGTCTAGTCTTAAAAATGTCAAAAAAAAGTTCAAAGAGTGGGATGATCATACGCCTACAAAGTATCCTGAGTCCACAGTTGGATATTCGATAAAGTTTATGGAGGCAATTGATCGGGCATCGAAGGCAATGCATAAAGATGACGAGACAGAAGTTGAACGTCTTATTGAAAACGTACCTGAAGCACCGACAGAAACAGAAAGCGAGGGAGTAGGTCAGGGTGGATACACATCTGGATCTGGAGGGGAAGGACTGTCTAATCCCCCTTCTCCACAAACACCCCCGCGGCGACCGGCGTCAGGTTTAACGGGTGTAAGAGAAACCCCGAACACGGGTCGTGCGTTGGATGGGGAGTTTGATGCACCTACAAGTCCGGAAACTTCTACGGCATCTACCCCTGCGTCACCGCCCTCTGCTTTACAAAACCTTCAGGACGCACTCGCAAGCAGTCAAGCACAGAGGACTGCTCGTGCACAGGAACTTGTAGCAGAGCAAGAAGCACTTTCTGAACATGCAAATCGTCGACGGATCAATCTCGGTCTCGCAGCAGTACAACCGCTGGGACATCCGCAGAATCCTACAGATTCTCAGGAAAGAGCGGCAAAGGGTCTTCCACCACTCGAACCGAACCAACAAGACGCGAGTCAACTGCCAAGTGCACAATCTCGCCAGAGACTGAACACCACCCGACTGCACCAGGGCATTCCGACAAGAGGAGGTAGGCGGCGCGGCAAGGGACGCAAATCTACTTTCAGGAAGAAACGCAAGAACAAGAAATGAGCGAGGACCTTGTTGTTGCAAAGACTGTGCAGACTGCTCCGATTCGTATCCTTGCCGAAGGTCTGAAGTCTATGCTCGTGGAGATGAGTCTTGTGTTCGACAAGGACGGAATCCGCATGATTGCCATGGACAATACGCGAACTGTTCTCACGCACATGCGCCTCCATGCCTCCAAGTTTGAGCACTATGAGTACAACCACAGTGCGCCGAAGTTAGATGTGGGTCTGAACACGGATCATTTTTACCGGATTATCAAGACGGCAACAAATGACGATACGATCACCTTTTCGGTGAGTCGCGCAGAGTCGAACCATATCACCATCACGCTTGAAAATGGAGAGAAGAAGCGTCGGATCCGCAACAAGTTGAATCTTTTAGATCGGGATGAGTCTGACATTAACATGCCCGAGACGGAATTCGCCACGCGCATCACAATGCCTTCGATGGATTTTCAGAAGATATGTAGGGATATGACGCTCCTGTCGGCAAAGACGGTCGATATCAAGAATGTAGGCAGCACCCTCACCTTCACGTGCAAGGGTCCATTCGCGTCGCAGACGGTCACTATGGGCGATTCTACATCGGACATCACTATTGCCCGGACAAAGAATGACGAGATTGTAAGTGGCACGTATTCATTGCCTCATTTGGTGTTATTCACCAAGTGCTCAAACCTGTCCAACAATCTCGAGATTCATATGAAAAATGACTGGTTCTTGATGATCCGGTATGTGATTGCGAATTTGGGAGATATCAAGTTGTGTTTGATGCCTTGCAATACTTAGACCCGAAGACCGCCGCTCGGGAATCCAACAAGACCGGCGCCGATACCGAATCCAGCACCTGTGCGGGCCGACGCGCCGACACTGGGGGCATAGATGTCGAGGATCGCAAACGTCGCTGTCGCCACAAGCGCAATCATGCCGATCTCCGTCGGTTTCATTGTCTTTCCCGGCAGGACATACGCGGCAATCGCGACGGCAAGACCCTCGAGCAGGTACTTGACCAATCTCATAACTAAATCACTCATGTCGATTCCGGCAGGCGGCGTAGGCTTCGGTTTAGACTCCATTTTGTTTTAAGAGGCAGAAGAAAATCCTATCGACCACCACCCGCCTGCGGACGAGATCCAGAATAGACTCCGAGAACTGCAAGAATCCAGATGACCCACCAGGGTACGAAATTGGATACATAGGTCAGCACAATGTAGAAAACAAGTGCGTGGACGAGTGCGGCATAGAATGCACCCAAAAAGGCAGGAATTAAGATGCCGGGCGTCAACACGAACATGAGGACCGCAGATGTCAATAACGAGTACATTTATCTTATACCTGCAATATCTTCTTGAGTTCCGCCGGAGGGATGTCCTTCAACAAACGTTCTGCCTCAGGTTGTCCTACGAGATCGATCAGCGCCTTGTAATCCAATACTGCACCTTGGGCATCGTCGCTTCTTACATGGTCCTTCACGCTATGTACAAGACGCTCAACCTCAGGTCCCTGCTTTGCTAAGGATTCGAACACTTCAAGTCTGCCACCGCGCACACGACGACGCCGAGATTTACGATGCTTCGTCTTTCTCCGCCTCGTACGCCGTCCACCACCTGCAAAGTTTGTAACATCTTTAGTGCCAAGTATCCGCGCAGCATCTTCAATTGCCTGACCGTGATCGATATTAAGCATTTTTTGGTATTCTACAAGTATATCCGTTTGTAACTGGGCGGTAACATCTTGGTTGTTCTCCCTAAGACCCTTCATGCTGTTCACTCGCTGTTCAAACCCTTTAAAGGCAGGGGCATACTCTGTTGCATCGGCAAGTTTATGGATGCCTCCTTTTTCAAGAACCGCCGGATTCGTACCGGCAAGTTTAACTGCGACACCAAGTTGCGTCAACGCCCGTATACCCGCACTCGAATGAGGTCCGCGACCGTCCATCGTTTATTACTTGAAAGGATTTTAAGGTGTCTCTAGAAAAGGAATCATGCCCACTGAACTTCCCAAGACCGAAGATGGCGAGAAGGTTGATTATCTTGAGGAGGATCCGGAGATCCCGACGCAAAAGTATTGCATCATTTCCTTCATCAGTCCCGAGAAGACAATCAAGCAGAAGCAGGAGTTCTACTTTGAGAAGTTTGTGGAGTGGATGGATTACGAATGGAAGATCAAGGGTCTGGAGCACCTGATGGCATTTGTCTCCAAGAAGTATTCGATCAAGATCGACGACCTGCTGAAGGATGCAGAGGACTTTGTCAAGGTCCGCAATGCCGAGGTGAAGGAAACGGATATCCACGAGCAGTACCAGGTGTTTCTCTTGAAGAATGAAAAGGATCTGCAAGAGTTGTATGACAACAAGGTCGAATTCCAAACAAACATCCGCGGTGTCAAGGTTCGTCGCTGCTTTGCCTCGGTTGAGGAGACGCAGATGTTTGCCAAGGTTCTGCAGCGTCGGTACCCGAAGGACAATCTCTTTATCGGCAAGGTCGGTATGTGGTTGCCGTGGGATCCGTCGGAGCACCTGATGCCGGAGGTGGAGTATGCCGAGCAGGAATTGAACGAGCTCATGCGCAAGTACAAGGAGAACGAGGTGAACAAGGAGATGTTCTTTGCGGAGCAGCGCGATGACTCGATCCGTAAGCAGAAGGAAGAGAATGCGCGTCGTCGTGCGGCAAATGCGGAGGAGGCAGCGAAGGAAAAGACCGCAGTTGCGCTCCAGGAAGCGTCCGTTCCTGTACACCCGAGCGAGGGTGTTTTGCGCGAGTAAAAAAAGAGATCTAAACTACAATGGCAGCGAGTAACGCAGCGGCAGATCCTGCAGGAATGGACTATAGCGACACTGGTAATGTTGTATATTTACCCGATAAATCTTCACAACCTTCTAGATTGGTCTTTGGTGTAGGGTTCGATATGCCAGAGGGATACCATAAACAAATCCTTGTTATACTTTACAAGTCGGTCCTGAATCCAAGAGTGTTAGAGGACATAAACAAGAGTGCACAATCCAAGTTGACTACATATCTCCACGGTAGTGTACAATATGATGTTGTGTGTGCTGTAGTACGCGGTCCCTTGATTATACCTATTTTTTACAGGAAGATGGTTACAGGTGGTACAAACCCCAACGTTATACATGAGTATTATGGGTTGTGTAGAGACATTAATGAGGTCGGTAACAATTTGTACAAAACCCTTGCTCTTAAAGCGAATCGAAGTGCAGGCGAAATGCTGAACTCGTCCTTTTTTTCGTGCATATATGAGCATCTGCACTTTGATGAAGCGACGAATTGTCTTGTCCCGGGAAAAGATCCAAGTGACAGAACACTTACATGGTTGGGCATCGACTATTTTGGTGATAAAACGAGGAGTTTTCAACAAACAAGGCGATTGCAGGAAGTCGTCGATGGTGCGTTTGTATTCCCACGATGCGTGTACACAATGTGCGCGATGCAGTCAACACGTAACCTGTTAAACACTCGCATGTATCCTGGTATCGTTACTCCCCTAAACGTACTGTTTAACATCGTCGGACAGGATACTGTTACACCTCTTGGATATAGTCCCGAAATTACGTTTATATCGGGATATAGGTCGAGAGAACTGGATAGACTTGTTACGCATGGCGCTGATATTCCTATGAATTTCATTCAAATGCGCAACTGTCATTACATCAATGGAGTTGACGGCGACAGTGCCAAACACAGTGCTCTGGATTTACAATATGAAGTAGGTGGTGTCATGATACGTAGATCCACGACCGACCCTGGATTTTTGTCGCTTGATTCGAATCCGAAGTGTCTAGAACCCACCGGTGTTGCAGTGGGTTCAAAGGGATTCTACAAGGTTCGAGGACTCGAACCCACGTGCGAAGCGCCAGTAGTCATTTCAAATACCCCGAAAGAAAGTCCAGCTGTACCACTTGATTATACTATACACACACACCCTATTGTCTGCTATAAAATTAATAAAGTAGGATTCGGTCCTCCATCTGGAGGTGATCTCAGGTCGCTGGTTAATCCTAATATAAGTACATCCGTCGATGGAGCAATTGTATTTTCATTTGAAGGAGAATGGATGTACTATGTAAATCCAATAGTGAAACACTACGCTCGTCTTGACCCGAATTTCGCAGCGTTTATTTCCACTATATCCGTTTCAGACGAATGGACTACAGAGAGTCGCGCTGGAGCAGTTAAATTGTTCAAAGATGGTTCTCTCACATCGAGTATAGCTAACAAGGATTTGCAGCGCGCGGTACTGTCATATAGTGCTAGTATAGGACGACTTATTACAACCCATCACGGTGTGACTCTTCCCATCTTTCACTGTCAATACCGCTCCAGGGTACATATGATAGGTGAGAATGTCTCGTTCGCAGTGAGAGAGTGATCTAGATTCTTTTTACGTATATTTATTGTCCTCAATGTATAATGGACGCCTACCCCTCAGGTTCGAGTCCTCAAGTGAAACCATCCCCACGCAGTCCAGATGCAAGTGCTGCGTCCCCAGTTCCGCTGCCTCCCGGAACTCCTGTTCGAGGTTCAAGCGGTCCGTCTGCGGGAAGTCCAGAGACTCGGACTCCAAGCGGGAATGCTGTTGCGCCCGGAAATCCGGAAGTTCTTCAGACCCCTCCAAGCGCTGCGGCAGGATATTCGGGGTTTCCGTTTGGATTTACGGCAGATGGCCTACCTCCAGTTAGGACTGTAGCGCTTCCTGGAAAACCGGACGCTGGAGAGTTGGGAGATGAAGTTCTAGATCAGTTTGTGAAGACATTGAAAACACAACCGCAAGTTATGTTCGCCTTCGATCCGACTGTAGACTATACGAAAGTATCTGTACCCCCGTCCACTGTATTCCCCGGACTGCCCGCTGGAACACGAAGGGCAGAGGCAGAGGCAGTGGATGCGGCGAAAGCGGCGGCAGGCGCACCTGCCGCTCCCGCAGGCGGTAAACGGTCTACCTATCGGCGCCACCGCCCTCTTTCCGTACCCAAACCTCCGTCCCAGTCTTCTTTTTCACAGCACCGGCCGAATACTCGCCGCCGGCTAGTATAGCAGATCGGAAGGGTCTGTTGTCTGCCCATAAACTCTGATCACACATGTGAAAAGGCGGGTGGTCAGTTGCTTTATACCAAAACACCTGGTCCTCTAACTTGTTCGAATTCACATTGTTGCAAATCACCAAGCATTCGAAGTTTTCGGTACACTGATCCATAAAGGTGCAGAACATATCAAAGGTCGGAAACATACCTGCATAATTCTCGTAGATTCTACGACGATTACCCAGGATATTCTCTCGAAGAATGAAAACGAAGTCAACATTCGTGCGCAAGTTAGGCGTGATACCTAACGGATACTGCATGGTAATGATTGTCATGAGGTCAATGTGACGACCGTTCATGAAGACGTACCGAGTCGACTCTTCCTTAATCCACGATGCATCGTACAGACAGTCGTCCAGAATTAAGAATGCGCGAGGATCTAACCCAGATCCTGCTCCAGACTTGTTGCGGTTTCGTGTCTGCTTTACATTCATTTGACGTTTAATGACATTCTGAACAATTTCGGGAGTATACTTGTCGTGAATAAATTTGGATGGGATCATATGCTGAAAGAACTCGTTGGCAACTTCTGTTCCGGAAATCACCGTTCCAACCGGAAATGAGCTCTGTGCCTCATATAGAATGTCTCGAACTAAGAACGACTTGCCGGTATCTTTCTTTCCGATAACAACGATCATCGGACTCTTGCGAGAATCAATCTCGCATCGGTCTTTGATCATATTGATGTCGAACTTTTTCAGTTGGAAGTTCATTGTATAAAGGCATATACATATTATGGGATACTTTTACAGTATGGGGTGGCATCTTGATCATAAGTACCCCGCACCCTTCTTATGTCTAACTGGACTCTCCTATTTGCTGCCCGCCTACATTGCCTATACGCGCGGTCACTACTGGACATCAGAGGCAAGTGTATTCTTGACACTGACAACCATCGGATTTCACTGGACTCGATCGGACACTATCTTTGCGTTTGATTGTATTGCGATCTTGCAGTGCCTTGCGTGTTCAATCTATGAATCGCGGGGGTGGAGTGCAGTTTTGACCGCATGCTCGATTGTGTATGGTCTAGCTGCCTATTTCGTGGGGCAAAAGTATTCGATCATGGCATTTGACCCCGATTGGACGGTCCAGATGTTATTTCATGGAATGATTCATCTGTCCACTGCGACTGCCGCAGTCCTTGCCGTTGCGTGAGAAACCACCACTTTGTTTGCGACAGAATCACAATGGTTAAGGAACTTCGGACAGTTGCAGTCGACGCAAAGGTACATCGTCTTCCCAAGGTCTCTGCAGATGCGTGGGGACTTGCGAATGTCCAACCGTTCCTGCCCTGTTTGGAACAACTGTTCAAGACAGAGCACTTGTCTGCTGTCTCCGAATACGGATTAAAGTTTCCTGAAGGAGTCGAATCGGTTGTCGACGAAACGCATATCAAGACCACGCTTGGACGCACCCTTCCTGTCCATCGCAAGACGACGATGATCTTGTCACCCTTCAAGACGATGAAGGGAGACTATGCTGCGCCTGGACTTCCGAAACCTGCAGATGTTGCCCGTGATATCTCGGCGCGAATGCAGAGTCCGCACACTGCCGCATATGTGGGTGCCTTAACGTCTGCCTTCTTGTCCTTGTCGGGGTGCCAGCATTTCCCGACTGTATATGGAATTTATGCATCTATCCTTCGGTCGCATACGCTCGACATCTCCGACGATTATGAAGACATTGCGGACCGTCCATGGTTCATGAACAATGTAGGCAATACCTTTCAACTTAAGTTGCGGGCACTTCCGGGCGCAGATACGTTCACGCACACACGCTCGCAGCGCCACGGTCTGGCGTTAGGAGAGGATATTGAGTTGGAGGTCGAAGATGTAGATGTTGCGCACGTCGAAGATGGGTCGGTTGCAGAGTGCACGACAGAGTATGCCGTGTTGCAGCAGTATGATCCGAGTATATCCGAGTCTTCGGAAGAGGATGTATTTGACATTGAATCGTGTGCGTGCGAAGGCGAGGTAGACAACGAAGAGGGGGATGGAGAGGAACCGGAGTCTTTTGCATGGGTCACGTTTTCGGACGTACCTGCTGTGACAACAGTCATGGATGTATGTGAAGGCACGTTTTACGATTTACTTGACCGAGACCCGGCGCACCTCTATGCATTCGTGTGTCAGCTTGTGATGGCACTTGCGTATGCCCAGCGGACCTTTGGATTTGTTCATAACGATCTGCATGGAAACAATGTAATGTTTGTAAAGACGGACCAGGAGTACTTGTACTACAAGCACCTCGGATCGTGTTACCGCGTACCGACGTATGGAATCTTGATCAAGGTGATTGATTTCGATCGTGCGGCACTCTCGATTCGTCTGACGGGTATGAAAGATCCTCGGTTCTTTATGAGTTCGCAGTTTCAAGTAGATGAAGAAGCGGCGGGACAGTATAACATCGAACCCTTTTATACACCGACACATGCGCGTATCCCGTTAAATCCGTCGTTTGATTTAGTGCGCTTTGCGACATCCCTGTTTTGGGATATGTTTCCGTTAGGACCGGACCATGCCTACGACCATCCGCTGTTTGAGATGTTCAAACACTGGATGACGCTTCCGGATGGATCGTCTGTCTTATATCGGAAAACGCATGACAATCACGATCGGTACCATGATTTTGATTTATACAAGCAGATTGCACGCGCCTGTGCAAATGCGGTCCCTCGCAAGGAACTTTCAAGATTCAAGTCGTTCCTCGTTCCGAAACTTCCCACTGACGCGCCTTTTTTCTGCGTGGATGTATAAATGCGTCTGCCTTTTATGTCTGGAAAGAATTGGTTAATTGCGCTGGTGGTCTTCTTTATCACGTGGTATGTCCTGAGCGGCGGACGCATGTCTTTCTCCGAGGGCATGGCCAACACACCGTCGTGCAAACCGAATGAGAAGATGGTGAACGGGAAGTGTGTACATAATTAGTCTACTTCATCATGCTCTTGCCCTTCACCATGCGCCACACAAGTTGCGACACAACGGCAAAGACAAGGGCGTGGGTGAGGTTGACGGTCATCGTCGACCCTCCAGGCGGGAGACGGACGAGTACCCCGGGCGTCAAAAGGTAGAACAGCGTCGCACTAAAAAGCAACTTCCAAAGCATCGTGGTTTATGTTCTACTAACAAAAAAACTCAGAACGCAGGTTTTCCAACAAACATTTCCTGCACTGCACCCGCAAGGGGTTCCACGACAGCAGCACTATCCGGTGTTGTCATGGAATAGAGTACACCCCCGGCAATGGTGCCGGCGCCGCTGCCGATTTTCAATGCGTCCGTCCATACAATCGGTTCACTCTTCGACCGACGATCCAAGAGATAGATGACAATTGCACTCACCACGACAATTGCAAGAGTGATGCCATACATTTGTAATTCGCTCATTTGATTTGGAATCCACACCTTTCATTCACAGATTTAACGCCACCGACTCTTTCGGTTCCTCCAGATGGACCGACCCGGAATCAGATTGTGTTTCAAAGGCAGAGTCGTCCAAAGTGATTTCGTCTCCGACCTTAAGCGGAGGAAGCGGCGACTCGTCTTCGTCTTCGCTCTCAAATTCATGTGTCTCATTTTCTCCAAACTTGACACTTGCCGGCGCCTCGGGAGCAGCAGCATTCGACGGACGAAAGTATGCCTGACTCACACGCTTCCACGGTATAAAACTGTCAATCACGTCATTCATGCAGGTGGTAATGCTTGTCTCAATATCGCGACGGTTGCGCGCCTGCTGCTCAGACGGCACCCCCACTGTCTTGAACAGATACGCATTGCTCCACGCATGCCGTGCCGCATGCTTGTAGAGAGTGTGCACAAAGACATGGATGGACGGAGGCGTAAACTGAATATCGACCCGAAGTTTATCGCTTTGCTGCAGCGTGGCAAAGGCACGAATATAACTCACAAAGACACCGAGCAACAAATCTTCGAGATAGTCACACTTGGATGACACCGTGATGCGCTCGACTTCTTGAGAGAGCGTATCCTCCTTCCAGTCGGGGACGCGAGTGAGCATATTCTGAAACGTGCGCAAGATCTGGTCGATCTGACCATTGCGTTCGCACGCGGTCCGGGCATTGTCATAGATACTCCACAACCCATCTGCCACGTGAGGAACAAGCGCGCGCGACATGTTCTCGCGAAGAGTTTGTTTGACAAAGTCAGTTGTCATTCTGTTTATTTAAAGGAGCGAATGAGTTATTGAATAAAACCGACGCAATGAAGTGCGTCCTCTTGCTTATGGTCAAGAACGAGTCGGCGATCTTGGAACGATGCCTTGCCGCAGTGGAAGGTGTTGTCGATGCCTTTTGTATCTGTGATACTGGGTCCACGGACAAGACCTGCGAAATCGCTCGCGAGTTTTTGAAGACGCACGACGGGTGCTTGACCGAAGTTCCCTGGAGAGATTTCGGGTACAATCGCACACAGACCTTTGTCGGTGCCCAAACCTACCTCCGCAAGACTGGGTGGGATCTGAAGTCGACGTATGGACTGTTGCTCGATGCAGATATGGTTTTTTCTGCGGGATCTCTTCGGTCTCAAGACTTGACGTCCGTTGGATATACAATTGTGCAAATGAATGGAAACCTCGAATACCCCAATGCCCGTCTGATTCGGATGGATTACGACTGGACATGCAAGGGTGTGACCCACGAGTACTGGGATGGACCCACAGACGCCCTCTCCACATCGATTTGCTACATTGATGACCGCAACGACGGTGGATGCAAGTCAGATAAGTTTCAACGGGATGCTGCGCTTCTCGAGCAGGGATTACTTGATGAACCGGAGAATGTGCGGTACATGTTCTATCTTGCCCAGACGTACAATTCTCTGCAAAAGTATGCGGAGGCAATTGAGTTTTACGAAGACCGTATTGCAGCAGGTGGATGGGAAGAGGAGGTTTGGTATTCGTATTACCAAATTGGCGAGTGTTACAAGGCGCTTAAGAACTATCCCATGTTTGAGTGCTGGATGTTGCGTGCCTTTGAACGGCGTCCGACACGGGCAGAGTCTTTATATAAGTTGGCAAGGCACTTCAGGGAGGTGGGTGAACACTACAAGGCATATCACTATGTTCTAAAGGGTCGTTCGATTCCAAAACCTGGGGATTCGCTCTTTGTGGAGTCAGACGTGTATTCTTTCTTGTTTGCCTATGAGGAGACCATTCTGCTCTATTACGTTGGGAAACCTGACAAGGGTGCCCGCGCGTCGATCGATTTCATGTTACGACCTCTCTGCCAGTATCAGGACAATGTGTACACCAATCTCTTTTACTATGTTGAACCGCTCGATCTGCCAAGTGTACCACACCCTATTCCGTGGGATACACTCGGAGATGATTACCATCCGACCTCCGTTGCATTCTATCTTCAAGATGGAAAGAGTGTGCACAATGTGCGATTTGTGAATTACAAGATTATTCCACAGACTGGATCGTATGTCATGAAGGAGAATGGTGTCACGTCGGGAGATCATAAAGTTAGAACGCAAAACGTATGGTATGACCCAGTATCTGGAAAGCATGAAGTCCTGCTGGATTCCTCGGTGTCATTGACTCGACGAAAGGATGCACACATTGTCGGTCTTGAAGATCTGCGCATCTACCACGATGCAAACGGACATCTGAAGTTCACGGCAACGACGTGGGAGTATACTGACAAGATCCGAATCATGCAGGGTCGATACCATCCAGCGCTTGGAATGTACTCAGAATGCAAGATGCTCGAGTCTCCAGGAAATCAAGAGTGTGAAAAAAACTGGTTGGCAGTCGATGGAACGGACGATATTATCTACGCATGGCACCCCTTGCAGGTGGGGACCATCAAGGACGCCGCCTTAAAAATCCACACAGTTCATTCCACTCCATACTTCTTCAAACATCTGCGCGGTTCGACCGTCGCGTTTCGTCCTCCGCAGTACCCCAACGAAGTGTGGTGCATGGTCCACTTTGTCGAATATTCGACTCCTCGCAAGTATTATCACCTTATGATGCGAATGAACCTGGCATACAAACCCCTGTTTGTTTCAATCCCATTCTTATTCCAGTCAAAAACAATTGAGTATTGCTTAGGATGTCTTCCGAATCCATCGTGCACACAGTTGCAATGTTCCTTCTCGACAATGGACGATACGCCGCGTTTGATGTCAATTCCTGTTTCAACCTTGAAGTGGATCCCAATCAACACGGATGGCATATGACATGTACTCGGGATCTCCAGTAAATAGACCACGAATTTCGACCGTAACGGTGCATGTCGAAAAACACTGTCGAGTCAATTCATACGCAGTGTCAAAGACAATCCCAGGCGCCATGGATGCAGATATGACAGATGTGTGTCCAGATCTTGCTGCGCTTAGGACCTGTGCATACAATGCCGCGGCATTGAGTTTTCCCTTGAAGACTGCGGTCTGTGCATCCTGAAGTTCGCTTCGAGTGATCTGCATTTGAGAGACGTGTACTCTATTCTAGAGACTTCGTTTTTATAATCGGATGGTGACGGACTTTCCGGTCGAACCTGCCTTACGATTCGGTTTCGGTGGAACTACGTTTGTCTTGATATCCCGAAGCAGTTCCTCAATGTTCAAGGACGGCGGTTTGATTTCGGGGATAGGGGCAGGTGCTGCAGGAGGAACGATCACCATCGGAGGTTTCCGGGCACCAATGTTCACACGCTTATCTGCCGGAGGTTGGCGAGGCACAACGTTGGGAGGGGGCGCAGGCGGGACAGACCCCTGCATGAAACTCATTAACCCGGCAAGAGGGTTGGGCGCATTCTGCGGAGGAGGAACACTTGCAGTTCCACGCATCTGCTGTGTCTGATTTGCCATTGCTGCCTGGGCAAGCGAGCGGGCAATGTCCGGGTTCTGGCGCATAATGTCATCAATGTTCGGAATCGGTGCTTTCCGTGCCATCTGATTCGTCAAGTGAACCATGTAGATCATCATACATGTACGCAAAGGGATGCGGACCATAGGGTGCATCTTCATGTTCTCGCCGTACAAATCATATAATTCTTCGAAATCATCTTCGAGGTCCACGACATTCATCTGCGCTGCCTCCGACAGTCCGTCGAGCGACAGACCGAATGCCTTGAGCATCGTTACGTTCTTTGACCCCCATTCGAGACCGGACATGCCTGTAACGAACCACTCCGAGAATTGCTTGATGGTGGAGTCCATCGACTTTTCGCGGCGAATGAAGTCAAGTTCCATCTTCATTTCTTCGAGAGGCGAGTCGATCGTGAACCGCTTGCGCATAGGCACGCCGAGTTTCGAAAGACGCTCAAACTTGCGAAGAATCTCGTACTTTTCCTTCATCAAGACCTCGTCGGACATCCGAATTGGTTTTGTTGACGTGTACGCACCGGCATTCAGATTATCAAGACCGTCGACGCGGGACGGACCTGTGCTTTCGAAATTCGGGACAAGCGAGGGTGCGGGCGGTGCCGAAGGTGCAGAGGGCATGTCGGTAAACTCAAGGGTCGGCATCTCGACTGCCTCAAGATTCGCAATGCCACCGACGACTCGAGCATTCACAAGTAGATCCGTCTCCATCTTTGTTGTTTGGTTGGACGTGGTTCTGAAAACTGGAACGCGAAGTTTTCACTTCAAGGTATAATGATCCCTGTGACTCAGTACGTCGACAAGGGTGAAGTGGAAAACCTTCGTAAACTTTACAATAAACACACATCCTCTGCAATTCCACCCGGTTCAACCGATCAGGTGTGGACAGAGTTATTAAAGCGATTTCATGAACGATGTACGACCGGCGCACCTGCATGTGTCGTCATGTCTATGTTGACGAAATCAAAGGCACCATCTGAGTGGAAGACAAATCGACACGAATGGTTGTCGTCTGACGACATTGATGCAGTTGAAAAGAAACTTGTGAAGCTCTTTGACGATTATTACTTTGTTGGATGTGTTCCCATTGATTTCGACATGAAGACAGAGGAGTTGTCTCAATGTTTAGTATCTGCACTCTGCTCGATGAAACTTACGAAACTGTACAAAAAAGGATATCATCGAATTGGAATTGCCGTCAATACAGATACCCACGACGGACCAGGAGAGCACTGGACGGCGGTCTTTTGCGACATCCGTCCCGAACTCGAATTTCCTAGAATGACGTATTTCGATTCGTATGCGTTCAAACCTGAACCCGAGATCAAGCGGTTAATGAATCGGTGGGCATCGCAGTGGGATGAAACGGGTATTCACTCGAACCCCATGCAACTCACCTACAATAGCACTCGACACCAACGAAAGGATTCAGAGTGTGGGATGTACTGCATCTACTTCCACATTAATTGTCTTACCGAGACGCCCATGGACAAACGGATTCCGGACGAAGCAGTCAATCAAATTCGCAACCTCGTATTCAAAATCCCCCGCAAATAAAAAGAATAGAGTTTGCGTGGCATAGTGCTTCACTTGGGGCGCAGATTGTGTGCCTTGTACGCAATGTCGTCGCCCACCTTCATCTTTAGAGAGGGCGAGAAGAGGCGACGATCGCACACTGCTGTTGTTGTGTTCCAAACCTTGATGATATGAAAGTTTCCCTTGGGACTGAGTGTCACGCCGGCAATGCACTCATTGTTGCTCTTGAGGAAAGAGTCTGCCATGCAATGCACCATGCAATCCACAAAGACCGCATGCGTATCGATCGCATCGATCTTCTTGGACCATGCGCCTCCGCGCGTATTCTCAGGTGCATCCCAAAGCGGCGGGATGCCGTCCCTCATGAAGAAGAACATGCCCGTCTCCCATACATCCTTGGGGATTCCGTCAATGACATTCCAGAACTCTGGAATTGTGCTGATCTTGTATACTGTCGTGTAACTCTTGAGCGCGTAGTCGCTGTCGTTCGGATCGTGATACCAAAGGGTCCACATTTTGTCTCCCCTTACATCTAGATTCTGAAACACAATTTCGTTTTTTTGTGAGGAAGAGACTAATGAGTGGCGAACCGAGACCGCCCCCTCCGGCAGGTCCGCGTATGAAGGCGCTTGAAGACAAGTACATCTCAACTGCAAACGAGTGCGTAGAACTGCACACGCGAAATGAACAACTCTTGAAAGAAAACATTAAACTGAACAAACAACTCGCAGCTGCGTATGCTGCGTTAAATGCCGCAAATATACCTCTTCCTCCGGATCCCGAAGAAGACCCGGAATCAGCGGAGGGCGGCACACGGAAGCGCCATCGGCGTCACCGACGTAAGCGGACGAGCAGGGTCCCACGGAAGTGAAATAAAGGGATCTGACTCCCACGTGTATTTCTTCATCCAGAGGGGTCGTGTCTCCGTATCTTCATTGTAAAACTCATTTGGAAAGACACCGCGATTCGGTAAGATGAAATCCAACTGCTCCTTGATTCCGAAGACAGGTTCGGGAAAGTCCCACGAAACTTCAAGGGGAGAATCAAGATCCACCAACGTCTGCACCAGCGGCGCTTCCGCATAGGGGTAGACCCAACACCAATCCGGTACTTCGGACGTTGTAAAGTACTCGAGTGTCCACAAATACGTTTTCCAAAAGGCATACACGACCGGTGTCCAATTCAAAACCCCGTCTACTCGAAGACCGTGCCTTGCTTCGAGTGCGTGGGATGTCTGCACTGCCTTTCGTTCAACGAGTACTTTTGCCTCAATCTCTACTGCCTTTTCAAGTGTCGTATTCATTGCGCGGGAATGACCATCTTCTCGCAACGAAAACATTGCCAGGGTCGGCATAAAATCATTTCCAAAGCAGAGAATACACTTGCGAACGTATGCGTCTACCGGTAACGGTAAGACTCGTGCAAGTGCCGAGACGGAGAATGCGTCATCATCGCGAAGTAAGAAAATAGACCCGAGATTAGATTGTGCCAACGCAATGAGTACCAAGTCTGCATCCAACCCATAAATGGCAATACGAGTTCGGTCGGATGGATCAATTCGCTGTACCCATTGAAATATCTTATGTTCCCCTTCCCCATTCTCCCTTGTTCCTGATATTTCAATGTCTGAAAACTGTCTACGAAGTTCACTCTCGAGATCGAGCATGTACTGCGTCCCAGGCGAAATTTGATTTCTGTCAAACTCTCCAGTTTCCGATTTCTTGAACCTGCGATATCTCTGTTGAACAATTTTTGCATAGGGTACGAGTCCATCGAATGCGATATAGATTCGTGATGCATGTATCCTTTCAAGGTAGGTGCGCAGTCCACGCACAACACTCCCGATTGGATCGGAGTCTTCGAGTACCTTGTGAATAAAACAATTGAAATCAATTCCAAAAACATCGCATTCAAATGTAGTATATCGCGTCTGAATCTCTCGGTGTCTGCGAAGAAGAGATGCAACATAATAGGGAATCCCCATGTATGTAGTTCGTCTGCGTTCTTAAAGCACATATCTGACACGGTCCTTATCGAGAAGTTTGATCCAGTGCGGCACTACACCTGCACCTCGACCATATGATAACGGAATTGCGTCATTTGTGCCCGGTACGGTGCGTATACATAAATACGGCATTGCGGGTACGTGTGTCCATCCTCCCTCCGGACAGCGAGTGTAACACATGTTGCCGATCGTTGTTCCGTCGATAAGTGGCGAGACTTCCGGATGGACATTCTTTTCCTTGTTCGGGTCAGTCGAATGAATGTAATTTCTATAATTTCCATCGAATGCATTCAAGTCTCCACCAAAATCCGAGGGACCGGGACACACTCCACCACCATTTAAACGTCCGTAAAAGTCGCCGTCAAGTCCACCAATGCATCCAATGATCGTATTGTACTTGCAACCGTTCCACCTGACACTTGAACAAACCAACCCTTCTGTGCGATACCCATCCTTACATGGTTCTAGTCCCACCGGTGTACCTGCACCGCGACTCACGGTGTCTGCATAGCAGATTGCTGCATTGCCGTGGTATCCGGGTTTGCAGTTTTCGTAACACAACCCGGCATTCATATCCGGTTTATCGGTCGGACACTTGTTTGTGCCGAATAGATTGTACCCAAAAATCGAAATGTCTCCGAGACTTGAAGCAAAACAAATAAGGAGAATAAAGAGCACGAGAAGCAAAATAAAGACTCCAATCGGAAATGTGGATGGACTACCAGATGCCTTATAACTTTGGTACCATGTCGAAAAAAAGTACACGGCAATCGTGATCCAAAAGAGGGCGGAGAGAATGTAAAGACCGATATCCCCTGCACCTGTAAAAATAGCAGCAAAGGGCGTCCACAACTCGGGTGGAAAGATGTAGGAAAGAAGCGACGTTGTAAAGGTCGGCGTATCCATTCCCAATTGTTTCTATAGCAGAAAACAATGAATACGCCTACACCTACGCTTCAACCGTTTCAGCGTGCACTCATGGCGCAAACTGCTACACTTCCGAGCGGACCTACATCGACTGCGTACCCGTTTCAGTGGATGCTTTTCAAACCGCAGGCACATGCAGTCACACCGTTTCAAACAAATACGCCGTCTCGACTCAGCAATTCTTTGCTCAAGTAAAATCAAATGGAGTTCGTATTGTTAACGGGACTTGCTGCTCTCGGGTACGCCCTTGCCAACCAAAAGGGCGGTCCGCGAAACCCGAATGTAGAAGACGAAACCATCCCGTCGAGAGATGCAAAGGATATCTTGGTGACGCCTGAGCATTTCGAAACGGGTCAAGTCGAACTTGAACAGTCGGAAACTGGTCATAACAACATGATACCCTTCTTCGGTGCGCATGTTACGCAATCCATGTACTCAGGTGCCACAGACGGCATTTTAGATACCTTCACGGGAACCGGAAAGAACACCTTCTTTCACAAGGACGAGGCACCTGCATTCTTTGCTCCTGAACCTGGAACGGGAAATCCTTGGGGAGTTCAAATCGAGACGGAGTTCGAGCAGTCTCGTCAGGTGACAAGTCAGCGCATGGCAAACATCTTTCCAGTTGAGCGGACCCATGTCGGACCGGGTATCAATGATGGATACACGAATCTTCCATCTGGAGGATATCAGCAGGATGCTGGTCGCGAGTACGCACTGCCCAAGACGACGGACGAGACCCGCGTTGCCTCCAAACCCAAACTCACCTTTGCGGGCGAGACGGTCCCGGGTGCCCACTACATTACCGAGATGGGTCTGCAACCGCCCGTCAAGAAGAACCGCCCGGACAAATTTGCGGTACTTGGACCCGATCGCCTGAACACGACAACTGGACAGCAAGTTGCGTCTGGAATCTACCCGACCCAGGTCATGAAGGAACAGAATCGCACTACAACCTCGACAGACGCAATTGTCGGCGCGCAATCTGCTGCGGGTGGGTACCTCTCGTACATTCGCGCCTTTACGGAACCGTACCAAGAATTCATGAAGTTAACGGTTGTGGGTCGCCCGACACCTGCAGGTGCTGTGGGTGGAAAGACAATTCCGTCTGGACCCGAATCGACGAATGTGGCAACACATCGCGACGAGTCGATCTTCAATAACGTGCGTGGATTCGAGGCGCCCATGTTTACACTGGGTGGACAGGCGCCGACATCGGATCAGCGGGGGTCGGTTCGGTACACGGAACCCCTCAAGCAGGATGTGTATGCTCGCGATGTTGGCACGCCTGGGTTGTTGGATGCATTCAAGAGCAATCCGTATACGCAGAGTCTTCAGTCTGTATAATCAATGGATCTTCTCAAGTATTCAGACACTGTGTTAACAATCTGTTTAAAAGACAAGACATCTCGTGAAATCCATAACATTGTTCGATCTGTTGCCGCGTATCCAAACCGGATTCGTGTCTGCGACTGTTCGGTGCCTCTGTGGACCCGACACACCTTGTCGTTTCTTAACGTAAATTGGAGTCACGCAACCACACAATGCAGCACCTCGGAGTCGACCTTGCCGACATTGAGCGGACACTTTTGATGCGACGGACCCAACTTGCAAATACGGCATCGTGGATGTTTAACATCGTCTGCCTCGTCGTGGTTCTAGGCGGATTCGCATATTTCTTGTCTGTCCAATACACGGCAACTCAAGCGGCAGTTCCCGAAAAACGTATTCCGTTTGAACCGACCACGTGGTACTCTGCGACCCGAAATCTTCGCGCAGAGGATTATGGACGACAATTGGAACCTTTTGAAATTGAAACTCGATATGGTATACAGGGGTCTGACAACGGAAGAGGGTACCAAGCAGTTTGAGGCAATCAAAAACCCCGCGCCTGTAGCACCACCCACGTAACAAAGACCGTATACATGGTCGTTGCCACAGTTGATATGTGCAGTAGAGCGTGCCACGGTGTCGCACGATCGTGAACGGGATCCCAAACCATAGAGGACATTCTATATCCTACATAATACGTAAGAACTGTATAGATCAACCACACGACATATGCAGGCATGGAAATCCATCCACCCTGGATAATGTAGGAGACGGTGGCAATGTGACTTATATGATTCAATGGATAGTCTACCCACAAAATTGCAGGGTGTTTTGTAGCGTGATATATCGATGACGTACATGCAACAAGTCCATAGATACTTGACAGAAAAGGGAGGCGAAGTGTATAAAACAAGAGCGACGGAAATAAAAAGGATAACGAAGATGCGACAAGGTATGGATTCGGGTCCATTATGTGAAGAAATATACCTGTTCGTAAACTACACCTGGTGGGGATCGAACCCACGATCTTCTGCTTAGAAGGCAGACGCGTTATCCACTACGCTACAGGTGCACTTGTACTTACATATCTTCATGTAAATAGACAATAAGGATGTCGATCCAGAATCCAGTGGTCCCGACACTCTACAAGTATGAACCGTTCGGTCCATATAGATTCCAATTTCCGACAGGATACCAAGTCTTTGGAAATCCTCTCAGCAATTACCGCGACGGAACCTTTGCAAGTAACTCGAGTGTTCTTCAACAATACTGTTATTACGACCCGGTCGGATCCAATGTGGTGTTCGGTGGATCCAATTACCCGAACGGCATTGCCAATGCCACAACCGCTGCCGGTGAACAACTCCAGTTTCTGTGCCAATTGTCCACAGACGTTACACAGATTGCCTCCAACTCACCTCTCACGGTCGTGGTCGGGAACGGACGCTTTACATTCCCATTCGGAACCCTGTCCAACCAGATTCTGTACGTAGGGCAAGTGTACAGCAACACAATTGAAATTGATACGGTCAATCTTGCGGTCACGACTGTGTATTCCGCGCCTTCCCTTCCCATTGGAATGTCCTTTGTGAGAGGGAGCAACGGAACACAGTGGTTTATCACTGGAACCCCCAAAGCAACCTATGCGCCGGCATCCTATCAAATTATTGGAACCAGTTCTGCAGGGAGTGTCGTGACAACAAACATGACCTTCCAAGTCCTTCCGCCTCGAATCTTGATCCAGAATGCACTGTCACCCTTGCTCACGGTGAACCCGCCCTCCAGTACATCCTTCGTTATCACTGCATCTGGAAATGCAATTGTTGTACCCGGTCAGTTTAGATATGTTGGGTTACCGGTACTTCCAGACGGATGTACGTTTTACGATACACTCACGACTCTATCTCTGAATCCAGGCAGCACGTTTTATCCCGCAGACTCCAACTGCTCCATCGGAGTCTCTTGCAGAGGGACATCGCAGGGTGCGCAAAGTGCAATTGGATCGGGGACCTTTGTTGCGATTCTCCGATCCGTCGCCGGTTCCTTGTCAAATGCAACACCCATTGCCTTTTCGTATACGGAAACGGTTTTGTTCACAGGGTCCATCAAAGACGGCATGACACTAACTGGACTGTACTCCGGTGTCCCCGTCCCGAATACATATGTGTTAAGTGCACTCAGTTTCTTTCCCGGGACCACTGTGTCTGCAAACATTTCGAACATGACATCTACTTCACTTCCTGCAGGTGTGTCCGTGACCTTTAATTCGAATACTCAACTTGGATATCTGACAGGCACACCGACCGGTTCCGGAACGACAGTCGCGACACTGATTGCCACAAATAACAATGGGACTGTGGGCATAATGACGGTGGCAATTATAATTGCGGTCGATACAGTTACGGTGACACCCGCACCCGGCGCAACGTATTCGTGGACTGTCGGCAGATCGCTTTCCGTTGATCCAAACATCATATACGCTGCGACATCAAGTGCAAACTTGTCAATCACATCGTTTACATCGTCCACCCTTCCCCCTGGAATCACGGCAACCCAAGTTGGATCCAATCTTACTTTTTCCGGCATACCCACCGGTCCGAGTTCAAGTACAGCGCTTCTTACGGCAAGCGATGGAATTGGATCTGGAACGTCATCCTTAAATATAACGGTCGTTGACGACATTTTTACATTCGACCCGGTATCTGCGATAAATCTTGTCCAAAACATTGCCATGACGCCGGTACGTGTTCGCGTCAGTTCGACTACAAGCGGATTGCCGATCTTGGCATACTCGTCTACAAATATGCCATCCGGACTCACGTTAACGTCAGGTGGACTCATTCAAGGTACACCGCTCGTATTCGGGAATTACACCGCCAATGTAATTGCGACAACAGGATACTCGACTGGAAGTGACAGACCCTTTCCAATCACCTTTGCTATCACACACGACAGTATGTTGTTCTTGCTTCCGAATGGAAATTCGTATACGTGGTCAAATGGACTCACGATACCTGTTACCGCAATCTCGTACAGCGAAATTCCCGGATCTAATTTTACACTTACACTGCCTCTGTCCTACGGACTCACAATCACAAGCGGTGGTGTGTTAGGAGGAACGTTAACAAACAGTCTTCCTCCAAACCAGGTCCTGCCACCGACGACCATGTTTAACGTTGGCGCTACTGCGGGTGCACTGACGGACGTGTCTCTTCAACTCGCGCTCACAACGCAAAATGCCTTGATTGGGCGCACTTTCTTGACTGCATCGACGGCGCTATATGCATCTGACTCGAGTTCGAACACCTTTGTGCCTGGAACCTGGTCGTTTCCTGTCAACGGTCCCACACTCACCGACATAAAAATGAAGAACATGTACGTTGATTGCAACGTGTTCTTGGCACCCTCTTCGGGTGCGCTCTACCGATCTGTCGACGGAAATACATTTTCTCAGGTTTCCATTTCCTTGTCCAAGGTGATCTACAGTGGTGGCATATGGTATGGCGCATATGACGGGACGGTCTACACATCTGCAGACGATGGACTGACGTGGGCGGTACTTGCAGGCATACCGCCGGGAACCGTGAATACACTTCGCGTTGTTGGAACTACAGTCTATGTCGGAACATCCGTTGATTTGTATCGGTACCCGGACAGGTACGGCGCTCTCGCATTTGAACCGGAAAACATTGGACCGATCAATGCACTGAATGTAGATCTTCTGGGAACTCTGCTTGCTGGGGGTACGAACGGTGTGTATTTCTCGACGGACGGATTTAAATGGAATATTGTGACTCCAATCACGGGTCTTGCAGGTCAAGTCGCAGTGAACAGCGAGATTCTATATGCAAATGGGATCTTTGTATTTATCGGTGCAGTTGCCGGCGGGTACTCGGTCTTTTACAATACAACAGGCGATGCACTCAACGAGATTAACTGGTTTCGAGATAGTAAACTCGTGACCGGACCTCTAGGATTCACATCTGCGACTGGATGGAGTGTTGCGGATGCGATCAACATCTACCAGACGCCTAGTTTCCCGTCATCTTGGTCCACAGGTGTTGCACATGGTCTGGTCAATATCGGACCGGTCTTATCGACAACGGTGTACATTCGAGCGCCCGGTACCTCGTCCTTTCTTACAACGATTACCCGCGTAGGGTTGGGATCTGGTCCTGTCTTTACAAGTCCAGTGAATCAAGTGTATTTCTTTAACCTGTATCTCACGATTCTGCCTATACACTTTGTCGCGACGAATGCAGTGTATTACTTTATCGATCAAACAACTCTTCCGATCGGAATGGCATTTGACCCACTGACGAGCACACTAAGTGGAACCCCAATGCGAATCTTAAACAACTACAACGTAACTGTCTTTGCAAAGGATGCAAATGGATATATTTCCAGTCTTACCATCACCCTTTCTGTCCGCGTACCCTATGCCGGTCTTCCCGAACTTGTGAATGCGTCGTCGTACACTGCATATCTCCGCGATCAAGTTACGATCAATGGTGCCTTGCGTGCGATTAACAATGAAGTGTACCCAGGCGCTCCAATCGTCGGTCCATTGATGGGTCCTTCGCCCTCCCCAGAGGTCACAAACAAGGTAATCCCTTACTGCGATCCACTCGAGTAAAAACGAACCGGACATGGTATAAGAAGTGGAGTGACAATGGCATTCACATTTGTGGATCTCTTTTGCGGGATCGGTGGATTCCATCACGCACTGACTGCGCTGGGCGGGACCTGTGTCCTTGCGTCAGACATTGATGCCAAGTGCCGTGCAAATTATGCCTTGAATTTTGGACTTGAACCTGCGGGCGACATTCGCAAGGTAGTGGATGTGCCCGACCACGATATCTTGTGTGCCGGATTTCCGTGTCAACCGTTCAGTACGGGGGGACAGCGTGCAGGGTTTGCAGATGAGGCCCGCGGCACCTTAATCTACGAAGTGGTGCGGATCCTGCAGACCAAGAGTCCAAAAGGGTTCCTTCTTGAAAATGTCAAGGGACTCTTGAGTATCCAGGAGGGGCATGTGATGCAGACCATCTTGCATGCACTGGATGAACTCGGGTACTGGGTGAATGTCAAGATTCTCAGTCCTGATGCGTTCGGTGTTCCGCAGCATCGTGAGCGAGTCTACTTTATCGGCATTCGTAAAGATGTGGGGGATACAGTCGAGATTCCCTTGCCTGTCAAGCAGGAGGTTTCGGTTCTCGATCCACCGGATCCGGCGTACGCGATCAAGCAGGATTTGATTGCTGCGATCGACGCATGGAACGAGACCTTGCCGATCTTGAAGGCGTGCAACTACCATCACTCCGTGTATCTCGAGTACTTTACGATTGCGGATGACCCGACGTTCCAAGAGTGGAAAAAGGCGTATATCCGCCATAACAAGGAACTGTATGCGTGGCACCCCGCGTTCTGGGATGACTGGATGCATCGGCATGCGGCACTTCTTGCCAAGGGAAAGGTGTATACGAAGTTAGAATGGCAAGCAGGGGCATATACAGACACCTCCTCGATCTGGGACCATTTCATTCAGTTGCGACAATCGGGGATTCGTGTAAAAAAGACAGATCGGTTTCCGACCTTGGTGGCAATGGTCCAGACGCCGATTTACGGACCGGAGCGCAGGTTCTTGACACCGCGCGAATGTGCTCGTCTTCAGAGCTTTCCAGAGACACACAAACTTGCGGAGAAGGATCCGGTCGCATATAAGCAACTCGGAAACAGTGTCAATGTGAATGTGGTGTCTCACGTGGCAACGGCGCTGGTCCGAGCGTTGATCATTGCAGCGTAGAGGATCTCGATCGGGTCAAGACCAGGCATCCCGCTTGGCGGAGGCGCATCAAAGCGGACGACGTGAGGCGCATCCAACCGCCGCAACATATCTTGGATGAACGCCTTTTTTATGTTGAGGCGGGCATTGCTCTGCGAGTATAGATCCTTCTTCTCCCACCCCGAGGATCGGAGAATCGCCTCGTCGAGGTAGAGAAAGGTGCACGTCTTCTTCTCGCAAATGGAGATCAGTGTCGGTGGCAGTGGGTCAATTCCGTGGTCGTTGCCCGAATAGTTTGCGATGGTGACGTCGGACACGTCTGCGCTGCTCTTGAGGGAGAGGGTGCAGAATCCTTCGATCAACAAATCGACCTTGGTTGCCTCGGATGCGATATTTTTGCAGGTGAATCCACAGTTCTCGACTAACTTGGCAAGAATGAGTTCGCAGATCCCGCCGACAACGAACTTGTTCACATTGAGACTCGGATTGAAGGTTGCGCGGGTGTCGTACATGTCGGCGATTGCTTGAGAGGTGTGCTTGCTTGAGATGATGCAATCGAGAAGCGGGTCGAGTATGCGGTAGGGGATTGAGATTAGGCGTGGGGGTGCAGCGTTCCGGGCGCGGGTGATAGCGGCAAGGGCGGTCTTCATTTTTACCCTACTCTATGTCTGCTATGAGACGTTAGATTTCGTTTTTCATGGAAAAAGAGTGGAATGTTTGGATGGTTTTACACCGGAGGGGTGTAGAAGTCAACGAACATGCGGGGGCGGCGCTTGTGCTTTTCAATGAATGCATTGACGTACGTCGCGCGCTTCACGCAGTCTCTGCAGACAATGTAGATGATGGGAGCTGCTGTGTCCATGGTTTCCGTGAAGATCATGTAGATGTTGGAGATGTCGAGGATGTGGGTCTTACACCACTGGCAGTTGATCATTTTGTTCTCTGGGGAAACCTGTATTGATTGTATTCAAATTCGTTTTTCATGGAAAAAGGGTTGATGTTGAATTTTGACTGTTCACTTCTTGCGCTCGTGTGCCAGGTCGCCGCGGCGATTCTGCAGGATCCAAATCCAGTCATCCGTTTGTCTCTTGGTCATGCCGCCCTTACGAAGGCGTGCCTCGATCTCCTCGATGATTTTCTTGAGTTCTCGAATCCTTGAATTCCCGTACAGGCGGTCGTAGCAGATGTAGCAGTGTCCGCATGGAGAGACCCCGCCGATTCTATTTCGATTGCATGTGCGACATGGGTCGGCGTACTCCGACGAGCAGCGATAGCACATCTCGCCTCCAGCAGAACATTTGCAGATCCAGCAGGTGTCGCACATTCCCTTGTTCGTCAAAACGCGCTCTGTCTCGCATCCGTCGCAGAACTCCATGATGTAGATTGATGCCATTTTCCCCACTACCTATTCTTTATCGGGTTTCAATTTCGTTTTTCAAGTACTCTCGTAGGACTCGATAATGTTCTGCAGGGAATCCAGCATGGACATTCGCTGGACATGGTGAGGGCGAACAAAGGACCTACACTCTTGCAATGTCTTCCACTCTAGACCCGAAATTTCACGATTCTGCATGTGTGTGAATTTCTGATGCAAATCAATTAAATTCGGATTCACAAGAAGAGCAACAAAGTAAATGTGTCGATAGGTCACATTGTTCAACCCTACAAAGATCTCTTCAAGCAAGATGTTATCTACGACAACGTATGCGTCGCGCAGAACATTCGTCTCCTCCCCGAACTCGCGAATCGCGCAATCAAAATCAGACTCGCTGCGAATTCGACGTCCTTTAGGAAATCCCCACTCGGGTTCTGTATAGACGGACGGATAGTCTGCAACAAGTTTCGGAAGATTCAAGGACGAGAACTTATCCTTTGAGTTCAAGAAATCAGGCGAGGTCGTATCGCCCTTCCACAAGCGCTGCCAGATCGTTTCAAACGGTTCCGTCGAAATCTGATGCTGTTCTGTCTGAGTCATATTGAGAATCAGAGTTGAGACATAGGTCTCATTTGTCGGATCATACTTTCCCCGCATAAACTCTGCAAAACTCATACTATCCTTCCTGCGGATCATCAAGAAATGTATATTCTTTGTATCGATCGGGAGTTTTGGGGTATTGAGCAAGACAATGCCTGACGAAATGATCGGGCACCTACAGGTCCTAAACACATGTCCTTTCTCACCACAGTTATTACAGTACATTACAGATGTGCCAGGTTGATGTTGTAGACTAAGGGTTCGTTTTTCCATTGATGTTCTAATAAAGTTCCCTTGTAAATATAAATGGCGGCACCTAATCCTATGCAGACTCAGTTTAGCAGCGCGCCTCCGAGGTCGTCGTGGATGTGGGTTATTGGTGGGGTTCTCCTTCTTACCATGGTCGTCTACTTCTTCTTTTACGCTGCATCTATGAACATTGTCGGTCCGTCTGTCTCGTCGAGTCCGGTGCCCACCGCAGTTGATGGGGCATCGGGTACGATTGTAAGTGCGAGCAGTTTCCCAACTGGACAAGTCGCAGATTATGGATTGCAGTATTGGATGTACATTGACAATTGGGATTATCGGTTTGGACAAGAAAAGGGTGTGTTGCATCGAGTAGACCCTACAAACCATGCAATCATGAACCCTCGTATCAGTCTTGATCCCGTGAGCAATACGATTGATGTAGGGATCAGTATTTACTCGGGTGGGTCGACGCAGGCATCGGCAATGGGCAGCGGGGGATCGACAGATGACCACTATACATGCACCGTCGAAAACGTCCCTCTGCAGTCGTGGTTTGCAGTCTCCGTTACGGTGTTCCAAAAGAACGTAGATGTCTATATTAACGGAAAACTTGTCAAGTCATGCGTGTTACCCGGGATCGCCAAACCTGCTCTCGGAGATGTTACAATTGGTCCGGGGGGTGGATTTTCTGGTGCTGTCTGCGGTCTCGTGATTCAAGGATCTCCGCTTGACCCGAGTTCTGCGAGTGCATTTTATGCGGCAGGGACGCCGTGTTCATCTGCAACCACTTCGAGCACTGCAGCAAAGAACAGTTCCTGGTTTTCGTTCCTTGGATATTCCTTCATGTTTGGAATCTATGATTCGAGTGGCAATAACATCTTTACTGGAAAACCCATGTCCGACACGACCGCGACGAGTTGGTGGAGCGGTTCGACCAGTGGAACCGGTGGAACCGGTGGAACGGGAAGCAGTGTCGATGGATGGAGTGGATGGAGTGGGTGGGGAGGTTGGTCGGCGCCTGCAGGTGCCTCGGGTCCTTCGGGTCATTCGGGTGCGTCGGGTGCGTCGGGTCCTTCGGGTCCTTCGGGTCATTCGGGTGCGTCGGGTGCGTCGGGTCCTTCGGGTCCTTCGGGTCCTTCGGGTCCTTCGGGTCCTTCGGGTCCTTCGGGTCCTTCGGGTGCCTCGGGTGCCTCGGGTGCCTCGGGTGCAACTGGACCTTAAGGATGTTCGAGGACCCACAACCCCTGCAAAAACGAATCGGCAAGATCGTCCTTCTTGGGGTGACGCGCAAAGTGCTCCTGATTGACTTCGGGAACGAGGACACGGGCGTGCGCAATACCCGTTGCCTTGCGACCCTTGTACGTTGTCGTCGAATCGGTCAGCATCACGACATTCGACAATTTATGCGTGGCAGACACACCTGCACACTTGATGCCCCGCGCCGCAAAGTACATTTGGAGCATTGCCTGGACACCGAACATGCGTCGATCCATCTGGTTTTCGACACAGACCTGGTCAATTTTCCCCCACGTTGCAAGACGTGCATCGAGACACTTTGCAATACACGGTGCAAAATCAAGGACAGATCCAGACAAGGCAGATCCAACGCTCTTTTTCCATCGATTCTGCGTGTAATGGTTATACAGTAACTTGACCTTATCCGCCTTTTTTGCAGAGAGTGGAAACCCATTCTTTACCATTTCGGCATCTAACTCTGCAGGCGCCTTGTCGTACAAGGACTTCTTCGTGACCTTCTTGGTCTTGGGGTGGTGCTTGCCGCATGCAAATTCGCCACAGCTTGCGTGCTCCCACGACGCTGCCGCCGGACACTTATAACACCGAGGTGCACCCAACCCTGAAAGTTCTGCAAGGACATCAATGATATACCAGTCCACAATGCGGACATCCTGTCGACTCGTGCCATCAAGAACACAAACCGCGAGGTTCCTCAGTCCCGGATCAAAACTGACGATCCTCATTACATCTATCTCGCGATTTTCACGTAAATCACTGAGAAGGACAAATGGATACATTTTGTACGAATTTCAAGGCAATGCCCTACGACGCGCGCCGGGCAAAACTTGACCAGATTCTGGCATTTGTCCGATCACAGAATGCACCTGAAATTGCAAATGCCTTCCAGGAATTGCGCAACTGTTATCCGGTGTTTCCGCTTTTTCGTACCGAACGTGAGTTCAGAGAATACCTTGCATGGGGCGAGTTGATCTCACATGCAAACCATCCGATGGTACATCATATTTTAAGTCAAGGATAAAGACAATGCCGTGTGATTGTACGTCGAACATTCCGAGCGCACCAATTCGTTTACGATGGGTTCGCAAGGCGGTTGTAGGATTGCCTACACCTCCTCCTACGCTGTTGCCTTCAGTAACGATACAAGCACCGATTTTGCGTCCCGCTTTCCGAAGGGGATTCCGCGTTTAGTCAGCATCTCGCGCAACTCAGACGATGTCTTGCTGTCTAACGTATCCGTATCGATCGGCGGGGGAGGTCCAGACACGACATCCGGTTCGTCCTTTACACTCGCGCGGTCATCCTCCTCCTCTTCGGAGGGCGGCGGGGCAGTGACAGGTTCAGGTTCGGGTTCAGGGAGCGCTTCCTGCGGGCGGGCAATCTCGTTAATGACCATGATGATACTGTTCATATTGGAATAGAGACGTGTCTGTTGCCAGTACAACCATCCGACCATTCCCGCGAGAACGAGGACCATCGACGCAAGAAGGGCAACTGCAGTGTGGAGGAGTTCCATTTATTCCTTGAGTCTCATAACAAATTTTAGAATCTGACGGACAAGATAAATGAACGTCTTTCTGGAAGCACTTCTTGTCGGTCTCGCGTTTCTTCCAATTTTTTGGGCGGTGGACAAACTTGGACAAGACAAGTGGGTCACGCTCTTTCTTGCCGGTGCCGCGTTTCACTTACTTGCCGATGTTACAGGTATCAACGCCGCCTATGTCCGCACCAAGGTTTGAATGAAGGTCCATAACTCCGAGCGCCTAGAATGAAATGGAATCGACCCAACCATGTTACAAAGTACCAGCAACACGACGTCGTCGATATTCACATTGCGAACACGAAGATGTCCTAGAAACAAGGAGATTACGCGATTGCGATACGCAATTTCCACGGGTTCGAGACCGAACACAACTTCATCAAATCCGAGAAGAGACTGACAGACTTTTGCGTAATCGTAATTTGGGTCGCCGTTCAATGTTAAGGTGTCGCCAATACGACCCCGCATATCCACACATTTGATTCGGTTGTCGAGTGTCCATAACAAATTCGCAAACCACGGATCCCCGTGAACAACCGACACGCAGGTAGGTGTATACTGCTTGAGTCGTGCGAGAAGTGTAGAGTATATACCCATAAGATCGGGAAGGGTAGCATAGTCTGGACCCGATATACGCTGCGTTAACTTGGACAGATAGGACTGTTTAATCTCCTCTGGAGTCACTGTGATTGGAACATCTGTACATGTGTGCAGCGTGTCAAGCGCACTAAAAACCGAATTCATGTGGTTCGGACCGAGACGCATAGTTGTAAAAAGTGTAGTGAGCGGGACGGAGTGAATATATTCAATTTCAAGTTTGGTGTCAGACCCATAGTGGTAGAGAGGAAATAGACCCTGGATCTGCGGCAAGGTCCGCAAACATCTGTAAAAGTAGATCTCTCCCTTCAAGTCCTCTTCAGGCGCTGTCTTTACGACAACAACCTTGACTTCCGTCCCAAGTTTAGATGGGAGCATTGTCTATGTTTTTGTATCCTATGTATAAATGCGTAAGGTTCCTCAAAAAGGAGGCGACATGCTTGAAGATCTTGGATTTATTGGATTAGGTGCCTATGCTGCATCCAGACCCGGCGGAAACACGACCTCTGGATTCCTCGGAAACTTATTTTCGGCGGGACTGTACATTCTGCTTGCATTCGTGGGGATTGTCGTTGTCTTTTTCTTGGTTGCAATGGTGTTTGGAAAGCGTCAGCACTACAAGGACTTTGGTGTCGCCTTTGCCGACGATGCACCGGTTCCGTCCACTGTAGTCTCAGAATTACAACCGGTGGGTCCGACCAAAACAGGGGACAGTAAGGTCATGACACCCGCCGGTAACGTGATCGTCTACTAAAAATCGGCATCCAGTCGGAGTTCATCGGCAACGGTCCGGATCTCGCGCGAATAGTCTGAGACCTTCTTCTCAAAGAAGTTCGTCTTTCCATCAAGCGAAATGAGATCCATAAAGTCAAACGGATTCTGCGACGAATAAATCTTGGATCCACCTAACTGAAGCACAAGACGATCGGCAACAAACTCAATGTACTGAGACATGAGCGTCGCGTTCATGCCGATAAGAGAACACGGCAGCGCCTCGCAAATGAACTCCTTCTCAAGCACCACTGCCTCGCGGACAATCGTATACAGCACCGTCGAATCGATCGGAACCTGCTTCCGATACAAGGCAACCGCAAACGTTGTGTGGAGTCCCTCGTCGCGCGAAATGAGTTCGTTCGAGAAGGTCAGACCCGGCAACAGTCCACGCTTCTTCAACCAAAAGATAGAGCAAAACGCTCCACTGAAAAAGATACCCTCGACGCAGGCAAAGGCAATAAGGCGCTTTGCAAAACTATCTTGCGAGTCGATCCACTTCAGTGCCCAACTCGCCTTTTTCTCAATCGACGGGATCGTCTTGATTCCATCAAAGAGACGCAACTTCTCAGTCTCATCCTTGATGTACGTGTCAATGAGAAGCGAATATGTCTCAGAATGAATTCCCTCCATCGCATTTTGAAACGAATAGAACAACTTTACGACCTGCGAATCCGACTCCCGCTGGAAACGCAACGCAAGGTTCTCCTGAACGATTCCATCCGATCCGGCAAAAAAGGCGAGAACATACGAGATGTAGTGCCGCTCATCCGCAGACATATGCGACCAGTCTGCTGCATCCTTGCTGAAATCAATCTCGTCCGGCGTCCAGAACACCGCAACGTGCTGCTTATAGAGTCGGTACAGGTCCTCCTCAGATGCCTTGATTGGAAAAAGTGTGTACGACATTATATTACTTACAACAGAAAACACCTAAATGATATACAATGAGTAGCACAACCGGAGTTCAGTCTTTAGTTACAAACGTTCTTCGCCCCGTCTACACGTATAGTGGGACGGGGTTCGCGGCAAGCATCGAATTGTCGAATGTCGATACGGTCTCTGCAAACAATGCCATTCTGTATAGAGCGGATGTCGGAGATGCGGGGTCGAATGTATACATTGGTCTTAATTCTGGAAATGCGTGGTCGACGGTTCGCGGATGCTGCAATGCAATTGGAATTGGGTATGGCGCAGGGTACTATCTGTCAAACGTTTCAAACTCTGTCTACATCGGAACGTCTGCCGGTGCAAACTCGAGTTCGAACTCGAAAACCATTGCCATCGGGTACAATGCCGGACAATCGTCAACCGGATCTTCGAACATCTTTTTGGGAAGTTCAACAGGGCGCCCGGTCGGAAACAACAATGTCTACATTGGAAACGGATTGTCTTCGAGTTCCACGACCTATACGTCCAATCAATTCTTGATCGGAACCTCCAATACCGTCGCCCTTTCCGCAGACCTTTCATTCGGGTGCGTATCCATTGGAAAAAGTGATACAGGGATGAAATATTTCACCGGGTCGGGTACACGCGTTCCGAGTCTGAATTTGGATGTCGCAGGATATGCGCGCATACAAAACGGGTTGTCGATCGGGCGTGACCCGGGAAGCGCAGTATTAGATGTGAATGGAGATTTCAGGACAGATGATGGATATGGATCGTTACGATTCACACATGACCAGTCTACATCGAACTCATCGCTGACTGCGGTCTCGTCCAACAATTCCTTGTTCACAAACATTTTCCCGAATCAGTGTGGAGTGTTCGCGATTAATACAGCATATGCTACACAGTCTATCCCTATCCCCGGCATGACATCTGCTGGCGTCGTCGTTCCCGTGTATGTCGCAACCTCGGGGGCAACCTATACAACCCGCATTATCTCTGTGGTGCCGACTACAGGTTCGTGCACAATCACCTTTGCAAACAACGGTGGATTTACCGGCGGCGATACGATCGTCTGGTTTGCCCCAAAACTCTTCTAGTCTTGCGTCTGCGTCTGCGCCGAGATCCATTTGCCGCATACCCTTCTCCATACCGCGACTGCGCCGCAAGTGCCGCATTGCTTGCCCTGACCGCATCGTCGTACTCCCGTTTTGCATCTTGTGCCTTGGCGTAATCCGCATCGTTCACCTTGAGATTCTTCAAGGTGTCATACTTTGCCTTTGCCGCTTCTAAAGTGGCACTTGTAGTGTTTACCGCGTCTTGACGTTCCCCGGAAGTGTTCATTTATTAGAGTGCAAATGTTTTTAACTTTTCGATCATCTTTCGAACACTAACTGTCGACACTCCACTCGATTTCGTGACATCTGTCAAACGCGTTCCCAGCACAAAGAACACCACACCTGCCACAATGGTTTTCGGTGTGTGTTCCATTTCGGGAAGACGAGTAATTAATTTCATCACCTGATCGCGCTCTCTATCGTTCATCATCAGATCGGCACAAATCCGTTCAGCAATCCCAATCTGGGTGTCAAGCACACTCGATGCCTCGGATATAAATCGGACCAACGCCTTGCACAGTGCCCGAATAGACACGTGAAAGAGCGTGGAAATCTCTTCATGTGTCCGCGTCGCATTGTGCTGACGACACGATGTAAAGACGGACCCTGCCATAAGAGCACGCCGAGTCTCTCCACGTGTCTTGCGGGCATCCTCCACCTTCTTGAAGAGGGCACATGCATCGTGAATCACTGCCTTCGGAAGACCAATCCGAACACATGATCCCTGAATCGCATCGAAAATACCCATCCACGATCGCTCGCCGTGACTCGAGAAGGACCACGAAGACATTTTCGCAATTGTCTTGGACTCCTCCGACTGACCTGGAGTACGTCGACGCATCATCATGGATCCATATGAAGATTCGGGGAGCAGCTCATTTGTAACTGCCCCCGTTCGCGACGGATCGTCTTCCGTATTCGAATACATTCGCCACTCTGCACCCTCGTCAATGTCATTTCCTAACAGCGTTCCACACTGCATACACGTCGTACTTCCATCCTCAACTGCCGTCGTTTCATGTAGACAATCCATAGTCTTGAGTGCATTGAATCGGAGTGGTTCGTTTTCACACCTTGAGTGTCAACTCAAAGGGAGGAACCCATGTATGCAGAACATCCTTCCACGTGAGTGTCCTATCCGAATCGAGATAGGCATTTGCGACGTATGTAAACAAATTGACGTAGGTAACGAAGACCACGGCAACCACTGTCCACGACCAGTCCATTTCTATCCAAGCGAGATGTTCTGGGTGCGAGGCAAACGACGACTCAAGACCTCGCGCTTTGTACCGCCCACTGACATATCGTCTGCGCCCTCGGGAATACCCTCAATTGCACGCAGCGCCTCGGCAACACGCTCCGGTTGATCAGCAAACTGCAAAAAAAGTTGCTGACGAAGCGTAGATCGCTTGAGTGCCGGGCGGACTGTGCGCTCCGTGCGTGCAATCGTTCCCGCCGCACCCTCAATGACAAAATTGTCGAGACTATTGGTCTTCATGAACTCGAGTACAGATGCACCTAACCGGACCTTGCGTTCCCGGATCTCCTTTGACTGCTTCTGGAGCGCACGGAGTTCATCGTCTGCAGCAATCCATTGGCGCAGCGTATCGCGGACTTGATCTGTGTCCATTTGTGTGTCTTGCATTCTTGTCTTAAAACTAGAACTTCCAGCGCTTATCGCACTCGAGGCAGGTCACGAAGGTCGTCATCGGTTCGTCCGCAGATCTCGTCTGCATCTGGTAGGAGTCGCATCGAGTCTTGCGCTTGCACGAAGAACAGTTCATAAAGATAGACGCAGTCGAACGCTTCGAGTACGTTGCCTTCTCCTTCTCCTTTGCCGATTCAACCATCTTTGCCCATCGGTCGGGGTCTTGCTGAAGCGGCGTTGAATTGGCAAATTCATCTGGTGTCATTGTTGCCAAGAGGTCTCGACACTTGAAGAGTTGAACCGCACGACTCTGGTACAAATTCTTGAACACTGGATTCTCCCAATCAATATCGATAAACCATGCCTTTGCATCCTTGATCGTACGCTCAAGAATTGCCGTCTCGACGTGGTTGCTATTGAAGTGATTTCGCACGAGTGTCCGCAACGTATTGTCTACGAGAACATTTGAGGAATGCACAGTGTGTACGGGGCGAGACTCTCGACTCTCGACTGGAAGGTCTTCCTCCTCAGGTTCTCCCTCCTCTTCCTCCGGGGGGTCTTCGTCCTTGAGATCCTCTTCCTCCTCCTCATCTTGAAATGTACACGAATGGTAGATTTCATCATACTCTGAAGACTTCAGATCCTTGTACTGAGTCGCACATGCGTCGTAATCGTCCACATTCGAATTGATCGAGTGAAGAATAACGATCGTTCCCGAGAACAAGTCGTCATTAAACGGAGATGGGAGCATGTGCTGGTTCGTCATCTCATCTTCGTCTTCTGTCGAAACCCCAAAGACGGAAAGAACCACGTCATCGTGCGTCAACTTTCCCTGGAACTGAAGTGTAGGTTGCTTGAGTTTCTTTCGCAACCATCCGAGAACGTCAGATGTCTTTGCTGGAATGGAAACTTCGGACAGCGTCCCCTGGTGCGAAATGAATACGGCAAGCACCATTTTTACTAGACCTATATCTTAGGTGAAGATGCCTTCGTTTTTATTTGGTCCCGGCAAATGCAATCGCTGCCGCAATGAGTCCGAATAGAATGAGTGCTCCGAAAATCACGAACAAGACTGTCATGGTTGGCAACGATTTCAGTCCCGCTGCCGCAGACGAAAACCAACTAGACTTTTCAAAGATAAGCGGGATCACGATGGCAATAAGGCAGAGTCCTACTAATACACCTCCGGCAATGGCAATTTTTGTGAGGGTCGGTCCAACAGTGCTCTGTTGTGCCGTTGCCTTGGCAGGGCACTTTCCTGCAGGGCATGGGGCATTCGGAGGGTAATAATATACGTGCGGAAGCGATGGAATAATCTTTTTTGGGTCAAGTCTCCCAACTGTATGCTGAAGTGCTGCCATATCATTGTCCGCAATCACAGCAGGTGTCTTCATAAAAATTACTCGAGGTCCAGGCGTCTCCCGGTACCCAATACGCATTTCTCCGCACGGAATTGCATACTTTGTGTACGGTTGATACTCGGATTGAACCCATGTAAAGAAGGGTGCATCTGCAGCGACTAGTTGCGACAGACTCCAATTTTGACCAACTGAAATGCCCTCAATTGACTTTCGACCTACAAACACCTTCCCCGGATCCAGACTCAGTTCACCCAATCGAGGCGAAATTCCGGCAAAAAAATTGGTTGACACCGCGGCAGGTGCCCCGCCCGCAGTACCCGCGAAGTTGCGGGTCGACGTGAGTGGAATATAAATCGTAATGTTCTCTCCAATGCACGCAAGCACTCCGTCTGCATTTTGCCCTTCTACGCGCAACGGAGATGGATACTGCCATTCAAGACGCGGAATCGAATAGACGGAACCATTGAACGTGACTTGAAGTGGAATGAGCGGAAGGATCTGAATTCGATTTCCATAGGTCGTATCTGAATCGGGCATACGTACAATGTCTACGGTTGACACAGAGTTTGCTGCATTGATTGAAAATGTACATCCCGCACATCCTTCGGACGTTGCCATGGAAAGACCTGCAGCGAGATCCCCACCCGGCATAGGGTCAGTGACCATGTGTACATTGCATGATGAACCCGCACCCATTGTAGTAATCAACACAAAACAAGTATAGACAAAAGACAAGCAAATGCCTCCTAGACCCCTGTCCGTTGGGATCCCAAATATGACAGGATCCTTAAACTGGTGGCAATCGATTCTTCTTGCCGCAACGTCTGCTCTTCTTGGAATTATCTCCGTTGTAATGGCACAACGTGGCGCAGGCGAGGGGGGAATGAAACCCCAAGTTCTTTTCAGATATGTCCCCCACTTTTTACTGCTCTTTGGTATCTTGGCAGATGCCTTTACCTATCAAGGAGTCTACTGGACATCGACCATTGTTGGTCTCATTGGATACTTTGCATCAGGTCCACTTGACTCAATACTCCAGGGTATTGCCAGTATGATCGCCTACGGGTTTAAACGTGGCACAGGCGCCCCTGCTGCGAGCGATACGATACCCAGTGTAACTCCAGGCACAGCGATTGCGCAAGACGGAACGTACGACGGATGCACGTTCCAAGGAGGAAGTGTTGAATCGGTTGCTGTTCCGCCTACATTAACCGCATCCTCCTCCGTGATGTGGTATTTCATCATTGACAGTATTGCCAATCATGGATTTGCAAGTGCGGTCGGAAGTATTTTTGCCTTCATGGCACTGTACGGCGCACAAGTTTCATCCATCACAAAGTGCATGAAGGACATGGGGTCTGGAGCAATGTGGGGGTTGATCTACGGACTCGTTGTTGCAGGTGTACTCTACTCGATCATATCGTCATATGGACCGGACTACCTCCCAAGCAGTGTCGCAAACGCAGGTGGTGGAACTGACTCGAGTGGAAATATAGTAGGTGCACCTAAACCTGCATCCACACCTGGAACAGGAGGCACGCCTACAGGATGTACGGGTGCATCGTGCCCTTAAGCGGTTGCTCGGCGAAACATTGTATAATACCCGATGATTCCCGTACCCGAATGACGACTGACCTCATACCCGTCTTTAAGAATAACAATTGTCGGAACAGCAACGACTTTCAGGGTCCGCGCAAGACCGTCCTTGTCGTGATGTGTATTTGTAGAGACCCACTTCACAGTCTCAAACTCTTCCTTGAGATCAGCAAGCGTCGGCGCGATCAACTTGCAGGGCGTGCACGTCGGACTCCAGAAATGGCAAGCAACAATGTTACTCATTTGTACTTGGTACAACCTTTTCGATGAAGACGCTTTCCACTTCCACCTTTATGTGTGTAACCCTTTGCCGAACACTCTTTGTGACATTCAACTTCTTTTCCTTACACATTTCTGCAAATGCTTTTAGAAGATGCTTATCGACAAGTTCGGAATTCAGCGTGTCTAGGTTCTCCCGGATCCACTTGAGAAGCACAGGTTGCGGGACCGCTGGTCCCATGATCGAGACAGGACACCCCGGTGCAACCTCTTGCAGGACAGGGGGTGTCGCTACCTTGCCCTCGACACTCTCCCTTGCCATACGGTCCACGATATCGTTCTGTCTCGACAGGTCATCTGTTCCACCCGTGTGCGCCTTCACATGGACGAATCGGTGCGTCTTAAATTTCGACAGTTGCGAAGTAATCTCCTCAATCAAGTCCCGATTCAAGACATCCTTGCCGACAGATGTCTTCCATCCACGCGTCACCCAACCGGTGATCCATACGGTAAGACACTTGATCGAATACTCACTGTCCGAATAAATCACAATGTCTTCATTGCCACATCCACGTCTCGCGAGAATGTCAACCGCAAGACGAATTGCCGACAATTCTGCCCGATTGTTCGTATGAGGGTGCGTATCAGGGAGCGCATGTGCCTCCGACCAGTCAGGGTTCTCCGGAAACCATGCGGCATATCCACCCTTGGCACCCTTCTGACCATTTGCACTACACGCTCCATCTGTAAAGACTCTCATTATATTCTATACCTCACATAGTACTAAATGATTCAACTCAGATGGTTGGTCGGCGGTCTAGTCTTTGGACTTGTCGTGGCAACGGTGCTCATTCCACCGACCCGGAAAGTACCGTCTGTCCCTGACCCGAAGGACCCGTCCACAGTCTATCGCACAGAAACAGGGTGTGTTCGTCTTCTTCCAACGGAAGTGCCGTGCACGTCTGAACCCGATTCATTCAATCTTCTTGCATTCAAGTAATGCTGAACATCGTCAAGGCGCTCGAAAAGGGTGCGCCCTTCTTTTCGTTTATTGTTGGACTTGGCATCGCGGCAATCCTCTTTCATCGGAAATTTCAGGTCGTCAAGACCTTGTCGGTTCCACTACCTGAGGTGACTACAAAACTTACAAAGTCAGACGGAAAATGCTATCGCTTCCGCGTAGAAGATGCGTCATGCGAATTCCCATCTTCCTTATAAACAAATGGATGACGCTACATCTCTCGACGCACTTTTGCCGAGTCCGCAAGGACCACAATCAAGTGGTCCCATGGTGCCCGTGCCGTCTACACCTGGACCCAGCGTGTCTCAGATGACACCCTCTTTTAAACCGACCCTCCCGGCAATGGCATTCATGTTTCGTAATCTGCGTCTTTACTTTTCCTTCTTTCTCGCGGCAGTGATCATTTCCCTGTCGACGCCTCGCAACCTGCTCCTCCAGTACATTCCCAATGCGTACACGTCGGGTGGAGTTGTCAGTTGGACAGGTGCCGCAGTGTTGGGAGGATCTGCAGTTGTAATCGCACACACCATCTCGGTCTTCATTGCGAGCATGGGGTTATAAAAACGAAAATTTGATTTCAGAATCTAGAGTCTTACGGCAAAAATGCAGGAATCTCTCTTTGTTCTCGAGTGCTCGTACGACAAGTGGTATGTCGGCAAGGCAAAGAATGTTCTTCACCAAGTAACCTATCTCGAGTGTGGATTCGGACCCGATTGGACCCGAACCTATTCACCGATCCGAATCGTCGAACAAAAACTCATCACAAGTCCAGACGACGTCATGACCACCACCAAGCAGTACATGAAGAAGTACGGGATCGACAATGTGCGATGCGAGTCCATGTGTACTCTTGTGTCCGGAGAGGGCAATGCACACGTAGAACCTGCGCGTTTCTTGGACCCAGACTTTGAGCGCGCTCTTCGGTTCGAACTGTATGCGACCGACAGGTCCTCTTCGACAAACTGGAACTGCCAGTATTGTGTGTCGGATTACCCGACACGAGACGCATGCCGTCATCACGAGGAAACGTGTCAGTACAAACCCGAACCGAACCCCAGCAACTCCTGTGAGAGATGCGGGCGACATGAGCACGCGACCGATCGATGCTACGAGCGCAGACACGTGGGAGGGTGGCACATCTAGTGCAAAACGAAAGTCGTGGTCTCTTTTTAAATTGAGGGCATGGAGTGTTTACTGTGCAAGGTCTACGTACATGACACGCTTGAATCCTGTCCGTCCCATCCGTTTGTGCGAGATGCCATTCGCAAACATGCGGCGAAACTTACACCCGAATTCATGCGACTGATGCGGCACCAGAATACAATGGCACACTTGGCAATTCTGGCAATTGAACTCGGTATTGTCAAACGAATCGGAATGGTGAGACTAAATCCGTTTTATGTCGCGTCGGACTGGATCAATGAGCAACGGCGCCGTATTGGTGATCTCCACCTCATACATTATGAACACTCGAAACCGAGTCTAGAGTCTACAGATGATCTTTACTCCTAGGATAATGGAACCACCTGTCTACGTCTACCCTGGCATTCTTTTGGGTGCAGGGTTCATGCTGACACCGAGATTTGTAGCGGATCATCAAATTACCCATGTAATCAATTGCGCATTTCCCGACGATTCGCCTTTATGGTTTCGCACTCGGTACCCGTCCAGATATGCATGTCTCAGTGCAAGGGATTCGCTCGATGTCAAGATTCTCGACTGGTATCCTCAATTCGAAACTGTCCTACGACGTTTTTTGCGTGCGCCTGGAGTTGGAACCGTATTCGTGCATTGTCAAGCAGGTATTAACCGATCTGCATTCCTGCTACTCTATTTTATGACACGGAACTTTGGATTTGATTTTGTCACTTCTGTCAAGAATGTGTGCAGATTCAGACGTGTCTGTACGAACCCCGCATTCATGAAAGAAATTACCGCCACCTTGTAATGAGGTTGGTACTCTATGCACTCCTTGCAGTTGCCGTTCTCCTGCTCCTCAAATCTGCACACGAATCCTTTACAGACACGGAATTCTTAGACGTATTCCCTCCTTGCGCGTGCCCGGCAAAGGGAAACTGCCCTACCGCATGCAAATCATGGGAAAGTCAGATCTCAGCAATTGCCCCGGCAACCGGCACTTCGCGTGACACGGCAGCAGCATACCTTCCGACTTTGATTTCCTTTTACAATACTGTCTACAAACCTGCGGCAACAAAACCAACTGAGGCGCAAGTGACTGCGTTTTTAACTGCAAATCCGTCCACAGGTACAGATCCCGGGTCTATGAAACAGATTATCATGAATGGATTCCATATTGAATCTGCAACGGGAAAGACAGATACCGGAAAGGGTTTGTTCACACCGAGCGCAGCACTTCAACCATCGAATGGACGAGATGAAGTCTATGGAAAATTAAGCGAGAAAGCAGACTACAATCCTGCAGATTCATCCATCTCTTCTAAGTTCTCTGAGGGCAATTACGCGCCTGTATCGCAGACAATGCCGACCCGCGCATGTGGTGTATTTTCTCCTCCCGAGAATGTATAATGGACGTGCTTCTCGCTATCTTGCTTGTAATTGCATTCTTCTTGCTGTTTGCCGACAGGCGCGAAGGGTTTGCCGGAGATTGTGGAAATGCGGGTATACCGGCACCTGGAGACGACCAGCTACGACTATATACGCAAACTGAATGCGGCGCACTTGGCGGTAGATTTCTTAACCAAGGGATGCCGGGGTGGTTACCTGGATATAGTATGTGTGCAACTCCAACTTCAACAGATATAGGAGATATTTCACGGGAGTGTGCATACTTGAACCCGCAATCTGCGCCTGCTGCCGCGCCTATGCCTATGCCTCCGCCTGCTGCCGCGCCTATGCCTATGCATATGCATATGCCTGCGCCTGCTGCCGCGCCTATGCCTATGCCTCCGCCTGCTGCCGCACCTATGCCTATGCCTATGCCTGCTGCCGCGCCTCCGCCTGTAGTGGTGTCGACCACTGCACCGCTTCCTCAAGCAATGCCTACGCCCACTGGTGGAAATACAATTACATCTCTACCCATCCCGGGTATTCCGTCCATGGCACCGCAAGCGGCAGGCGTCATGACATCCACGCCTGTGGGCGCACCTCTCGGAAGTGGTATGTCGCATGGGATCTTGCTTACGATGGTCTGAAATTGTATTTCGTAAGAACAATGAAGGTATCCATCTTGATTGGACTGTTGCTTGTTCTTCTTGTTTTGTGGAGTCTTCGACGTCCTGAGTTTTTCCAGGATACGGAGAAGATCAAGGGTCCTCCGTACAGTCTTGCAGATGCGAGGGCAATTGTTGCACTCATGCCGTCCACGATGGTGACGACATTAACAACACAAAAGGGGAGCAGCGACCCCCTTCGACTTATCGATGGGTTGATCACACAACTCTTTACCCAGTTTTGGCAGCAGGTCTATCAACCTGCATCGAGTACAATTACATCTGCTGCCGTGGATAGTTTTTTAGCGAATGCCACTGTGTCGCCTCTGACGAAAGCAGATGTAAAGACTCTGTTGGTTGCCTATTTCGTATCGCAACCCCACGGCACTGCAAATGTTCAACAATCTATAAGTCAGCTCGCGGCATCGACGGCGTCTGCGGGGTTCGCTGCAGCAAGCGGGTATGCGGGCACCCTTGCAAATGTTGGGCAAACTGGGGGATCTGGACCTACCGGCGGCAGCGGCAGCGGCAGCGGAGGCGGCAGCGGAAGCGGAAGTGGAAGTGGAAGTGGAAGTGGAAGTGGAAGTGGAAGCGGCAGCGGAGGCGGAAGTGGAAGTGGAAGTGGAAGCGGAAGTGGAAGTGGAAGTGGAAGTGGAAGCGGAAGCGGAGGTGGAAGTGGAAGCGGAAGCGGCAGCGGAGGTGGAAGCGGCAGCGGCAGCAGAGGCGGTTCGCAGTTCGATCAATCTGCGACTGCCGGAAACGTCATGCCAGTCGGAGGACCGATTAGACCTTCTTTCAGTGGACCTGAAACCAATATTGCATCAAGCACTGCATTGATATATCCGGATCTCATCGGACCGGCGGGCGGGTCAGCGGGCGGACCGGCAGGCGGACCGGCAGGCGGACCGGCAGGCGGGTCAGCGGGCGGGTCAGCGGGCGGGTCAGCGGGCGGACCGGCAGGCGCATCCGCAGGAGGACCGGCAAGCGGACCCTGGAGTGGACAATCTACATTTGATTTTAATCTGTTTTCTACGACCTCGCAGGTTCCTGGAGATCAAGATCTTATACAAAATCCTTATCTGCAATCCGCTACCTACTCTGCGAGTACCTATTCGGCCAAAAACGAACCCGTTCCATATTTGGCAGATTTCTCGGCATTCATGAAGTAAAGAATGTTCGGACTCCGCAATCAATCTGGAAGCTGCTGGGTAAATGCAACGATTCAGGCAGTGTTCCGCATCCCAGAAGTTCAATCGCGATACACCGACACCGAACTCCAGACTACAAACCCCGTCGATTCGAGTCTTCAAGAGATTTGGTCATCCAAGGGAGACGAAGGACTCAAGGATTTCTATGCCTGCGTCAAGACTGCTGTTATGCCGGCAGGTGAAGGTATTGGAGACTCGCATGAGTTGCTGGCATTCCTTTGCGATAAACTTCCATACCTCGACTCGCTTCTGCGATTCAAGGTAGGAAACAAGGTTACATGCAATTCGTGTTCGCATGCCGAGACAGTTGTCGATTCGCTGATTGAGTTTTCGATCAGTCCACCCAGCAAGAACCAGACGCTGATCGAGAGTATCCAGCAAGCAGTGACACCTGTCGAAATTCCGGATTGGAAGTGCGACACGTGTTCCGGAAAGGGGTGTAAAAAGCAGTTGCTCATGTCGACATTTCCAAACATCTTCGTGTTTCACGTGACATCTCTCAAGTCCTCTGTCACCTACGCACCGATCGTGGTTCTCAACGGATTCAAGTACGGACTCCTCGCAATTGTCTGCTGGAACGGCGGACACTGGTGGACATATGGGCGCACACTGGGCGGAGACTGGTTTGAGTACGACGACTCAAACGTCCGCAATCACGGGAAGACAAAGTTCCCCCTGTCGAACAATGTGCGTTTGCTGTTCTATTATCGCATCAAGGAGTAAGAGAAAGAATGTCTACAGGTGCGACAGGTTCTTCGTCCACAGGGTCCACGGGGTCCACGGGGTCCACGGGGACCACAGGGTCTACTGGACCCGTCCCTACACTTTTTGGTATATCGCCAGATGCAGTGTTGGGACTTTCGCTTTCAGTCGTAGGTCTAATCGGTCTTTTCATCTTTTTCACGACTGGATCCGTCATTGTTGTCTTTATTTTTATCCTTCTAGGTACGCTTCTCTTTATCGTTGCGCTTCGATATGGACTGGTTGTACTTCCCTCGTCGACCAAGTCAGCGTCCACTCCATCCCCAGCATCGGGTCCCCAATCGAGAACTGTGTTTGGTGAAAAGGGCAGCGAGGTGTTTCACATTGCCGACAATAAGTTCACGTATGAAGATGCACCCGCAGTCTGTGCAGCATACGGATCGCAACTTGCAACTCTTGACCAGATCATTCTTTCATACAATGCCGGTGCAGAGTGGTGCGGATACGGATGGTCTGAAGGCGGAATGGCATTGTACCCGACTCAAAAGGGAACGTGGGATTTATTGCAAAAGGAACCAGACCCTGCGCGTCGTACTGCATGTGGTCGCCCAGGCGTGAACGGCGGTTATTTTGATGTCAGGAGCAAGTTTGGTGTCAATTGCTTTGGATTCAAACCTGATGGAGATGTTACATTCCCCCGCCCTCTTCCTGGAACGGACCCGACTGTGTTTGCCGCTGCAGTTGCAAGGTTTCAAGCGCTTCTCAAGACGTTTACACTCGATTCGTACAACCGCAACGAGTGGTATGGATCTAGTGTCAACAAGGTATCTTCGTACGGCACAAACATCACGCAGGCAGTTGTCGGTGAATTCTTTACCAATTACGGAGTTGTCGAGCACGCGATTGGAGACATTGCATATGAAAACGTACCGGGTGGAGGTGGTTCGCTTGGGTCGCCTTTAGGATTGATGGGTGCAGCGGGAGCAACAGGTCCGGCGGGAGCAGCGGGAGCAGCGGGTACACCTGGCGCTGCTGGACTTGCAGGATTGCCGAGCACAGTGCCTGGACCTGCTGGTGCAGTGGGACCGCAAGGGTTAGCGGGACCGACCGGCGCGCGGTCCAATGTTGAAGGACCGACTGGACCCCCTGGACCCACTGGGAAGGGAGTGCCCGGTGCAACTGGATCCCCCGGAGCGGCAGGAGCGGCGGGAGCAGCGGGTACACCTGGAGCGGCAGGGGCACCGGGTGGCATGGGTCCTAAGGGAGACCAAGGACCTGCTGGAAGTGTAGGTGGACGCATCTTACATGCCAAGTATAAGGGTGCTGTGTGGAACAATGGCGCAAACAACTGGCAGTCAACGGAGTCAGACATCACTGGATTTTTACAGTCCCTGATTGATCTCGGAATTACTAACCTGCCGCCAGGTGTGGGGTTATGGCAACAACCGGACATAGGTGACCCTGCTCCGAATTCGGGTAAGACAATCATCATTCGCGCAGAGAATGCGGCAGGGTCGTCCACTGTATTTATCAAACAGGATGCCACAGGGTTCAATTGGAGCGATGTTGCCACATTTATAAAGGGAACTGCGTCTAGACCGCCAGATTCGATGTGATAAACTGATCCCGTGCCTCAAGTGCACCCCGATGTCCCGGTCGATACAGATATTCATCCACATGTATCTTGAGTGCAATGGATTTGCGTAGACGTCGGAGTGCAGGTGTATGGTAGTCGAGCGTACCCACATTCCAAAAGAAGTAGAACACAGACTGCCCCAAATCATTTACAATCGAAATGTACTCGAAGTGCATTCCGTCAAAAACCCTGCCATATCCATCTATCTGCGACCCGCCCCGCCCACTGCCTCGCAGACACACCCGTTCTCCAATTTGAATGTTTCTCGGATCTACTCTAGGCGGACCAATATAGTCTTCCTTGAGCGGATTCAAAAAGATGTGGTCGGGATTCAGCATGGATAGACTACGCTCTATACCTGAAAATCGGCAAAGTACACGGTCAAACAATATGCCAAGACACTGAACAGATACACCCACGTCCACACGGGGAAAACTGTTGCCTCTCGATCACCCGTTCCGAACGGACGAACACGACCTTCACGCCCGAACGCGACAGTCGGTTTGATGTAGAGAAAGGCAGACATAAAAAACAGATAAAAGGAAACCATCCATATCCGATGGTTTTTCCGTGTGAACGCCTCCATTATCAAATCCCAACGAAAAACAATGAGTACCGCCGCCGACTATATCTTGCCGAATCGCAAGGCATTTGCGGATTCGATCACTCGGATCTTTCTCAAGTACAGAAAAGAAGACCGAGATCCCCTGTCCGAAGATAAAGATGTTGATTTATGTCTCAACCAAACAAGTGCCCGTGAATTGTTCCCCTACCAAAAACTGATCCGAGACTACATGCTCATTGAAACCCCCTATCGCGGAATCTTATTGTACCACGGTCTCGGATCCGGAAAGACGTGCTCGTCCATTGCCATTGCTCAATCACTCATCTCCAAAGCAAAGGTCGTGGTCATGACCCCGGCAAGTCTTCGTGCAAACTACAAGAGCGAATTCCAAACATGTCCGCTCTACACGGAACAGCACTGGCGGGTCCGTGAAATAAATGGAGCAGAACGTGCAGATGAAGGCAAGTCGTTAGGAATTTCTGAAGCGTTTCTTGAAAAACATGGCAAATTCTACACGACAACACCTAGACAACCAGCAAATTTCACTACCCTTTCGAAAGTGGATCAAGATCTCATTCGCCAACAAATTGATGATGTTCTGACGTCTCGCTTCACCTTTGTGAATTATAACGGACTGACGCGGACTGCCGTTGCCGCCCTTCTTCCTGAAGATGGACCCAATCCGTACGACGACTCCATTGTCATTATTGATGAAGTGCATAACTTCATCTCCCGCATTGCCGATAAAGAGGGTGTGATCTTGCCGGTATACAATGCAATCTATCGCGCCAAATCCTGCAAGGTAGTCGTGTTATCCGGCACGCCTGTAATTAACAAACCTAACGAGATTGCCTACCTCATGAATTTGTTACGGGGACCAATTGAACGGATTTCCATCCCCTTCAAAACAATCCAGGGATGGGATGAACCCAAAATGACCGCGACACTGCACGAATTGCGTGACATTGATACCGTCGAATTCAATGCGGTGAAAAAGATCGTCATGGTCACGCGCAATCCCCCGCACTTTTCCACAGTGTACAACAATACAGGGCAGCGCGTCGCGGTTCAGTACAACAAGGATTTGCCGTGGATCACGATGCCCACAGATTGGGTCAAGTCGTTCAAAACCACCTTTGATACGGCAAACGGAAGCGATATTGCCCTTGAGAGAATTGTATCTGAAGAACTCGAATGTCTTCCCTCCAAATATGAAGAGTTTGCCGATCTGTTTCTCGATGGTCTGACCATAAAGAACCCGATGCTCTTGCAACGACGTATCCAAGGTCTTGTCTCGTATTTCAAGGGCGCAGACGAGCGCCTTATTCCAAGGAGAGTGGATGACGACAAGATGCTTGAAAAAATACCCATGTCATCCGAGCAATTCACAACCTACCTCGATGCCCGCAACAAGGAGATGATCAAACCTACCTCTGCAGCAAACAAATTGAAGGATGAAATGAAGTCTTTTCGTGTCAAGTCTCGTCTACTTTGCAATTTCTTGGTTCCACCCGAACTCAAAGTTCCCGAAGTCGACGATGATGCAGCGAGCGAAGATACGGTCCCCGCCCACCCCGACGCATTAAGTGCCTTGCGGACCCAATCTGCAAAGTACTTGACGTTGAAATCACTTGATATCTACAGTCCCAAACTCAAACGGATTTTTTCCAATTTATCAATTGGCGATGGAGCAGAATGGAAAAATCAATTTGTGTATTCTCAGTATCGGTCGCTCGAAGGTCTTGGTGTCTTTGCTGCAATTTTGGATGCCAATGGATGGCAACCGTACAAACTTATCACTCAAAATGGATCCTTAATCGAAGACCCTGCAATGTCTGCGAAACCTGCGTATGCGTTTTACACAGGAGAAGAAAAAGTCGAAGAGCGCGAGTTGTGTCGTCAGATCTTTAACGGACGATATGAAACAAAGTTTCCCGAGTCCTTGAAGGCAAGCATTGCCGCGCGGGGGAAGAAACTGTTATGCCTGCTCATGGCATCCAGCAGCGGCGCTGAAGGCATCACACTAGCAAATGTGCGCCACGTACATATTATGGAACCGCACTGGACCCCCGCCCGTCACGATCAAGTCATTGGTCGGGCAGTGCGCATCTGCTCCCATGCCACGCTTCCTGTCGAAGAACGAACTGTACGTGTCAGTATGTACATGAGTGTATTCAGTCCAGAACAACTCAAGACCTCGGAAGGACCTAACATTGCCCGCATTCGCCGTGCAGACACATCGAAGAAACGCTACGAAGGTGGTCCGCCAGTCGACACGTTCATGTCGACAGATGAATACCTGTATGAAGCAGCGTTTGAAAAGGATGTGATTAATCAGAAAATCGGTTTCTTATTAAAACAAGCGGCAGTCGACTGCGAAATTCATCGGAAACTTCATAGTCGAGAGACAAATGTAATTTCATGCATGCGCTTCGATAGCGGAGTCGCTGGAGAAGATTTAGCATTCAATCCGGCAATCAAGGCGGACCCGTCCGACGCATCGTATTTGCGAAATATGGATCGAAAGCGGAGGAGACTTCAGCAGGTCACAATCAAGGATTTACTCTTTTTATATGATCTCGACAGTCGGGAACTCTTTGATGTGTCGGCATTTGGAGATGATCAGCGTCTAATCCGCATTGGTGTCATTGAATCGGAAGGCAGAGTCCGTTACGCACTTGCCTGGTGAAGGACATCCTGCAGGAATCCCGAACATACACTTGTCCAGGTCAAGAAGGGATGTTCAGGAATCTTCTCACGACGAGTCGCCAGATTCTTGACTGCCGACTCCATTGCATTTGCCGTGTCCTCCGGGGAAAACGAGGGGGCAGACAGTCCAAGCGGCATAGACCCGGGAAAATACACCTCAATATCGCACTTGGGAATGAAGTCGGCAACACGCTCGCTCAAAAAGGATCGATAACTCCCAACATCCGTCACAACTTGAGGTGCGCCCGTATACAGGTGCTCAAGTTGACAGAGACCGAACCCTTCGCCATCACTTGTATTGATGCCAATGTCCGTGATATTGTAGATCTGGTTAATCACGTCGTCCGACAGAGTATTCGGCGGAGTCGTATCGACAAGCATGAGACGCGTCTTGAACTCCTCAAATGAAAGACCGACACGCTGAAGTTGATCCACATAAATCCGATGCAGGTCGTAATACGCACCTGCCTGGGGATTGGCAACGGTCACGCACATGAGGTACAGGGGCAGTGTCGGATTCCGGGCAAGAAGACGAACAAACCCGATAAGCATCGTATCGAGACGCTTCCGCTGACTGTTCCGGTTTGCATTCAGAAATACAATCGCGTCAGATGGGATCTTCTGAGATGCCCGGAGACTTGTGCGGACACTGAGAGGCAACTTCGAAAAAACCGTCGGATCCACTGCGTGCTCAAGTATACCAATCGTCTTTGTAATCCCATACTTCTTGAACTCGCGTGCCCAACTGTCGGTAAAACAGTAGATCTTGTCCGAATGATCTTGAATCTTGTCAACCAGAGGTTTTGCGATTCCCGTGTACACTTGGTCAACATACGTCCAAACCTTGTAGCGCGTCGTCTCGGTAATCTTCATTGCGTCGAGAAACTTGCAGATGATGAGTGGGTCATTGTAGATCATGACAATATCCGGATTCACCATGTCCAGATACTCATGGATCTTATTGAACCCAAACCCCTCCTCCTTCGGATCCTCATTCGCAGCGGCATCGTACAGAACCACACCGTCGGGTGCCTTGCGAACCGACTTGCGATCCGGGTGGCGCTGAAACCCAAAGTGGTACGTCTTGACCTTCGGTCCAAGCGTTGCAAGTTGCGTCAGGAGGTTAAAACTCACCTTGGAGTATCCCGTCGTCTGGTCCACGTGAGTTGATATCAGTACAAACCGCATTAGATAGATTCTTTCATCTCTCTATAAATCAAAGATGGTCCAGATCAATTCAGTGCAAGATTATGTCACTCAGAAAAAGAGGCAGATCGTCGCGGCGACCTTTCAGTTGAATCCGCCCCCCGCTCACCGCCGCTACAACTATGTGTACACTGCCGTCAAGGGGAACAAGGCGTCGCAGTTTGAGCGGAACTTTGTACCCGGTCAGGTCTACAATACAAATCTTGTTTCCCTCGGACCCGTTCAATACACCAACTTATGTTGCTTAACGGCAGGAACAACATCTCCGTAAGTAATATAAAATGGGTGCTAGTTCGTCTCAACCTGGTGCCGCGACTAGAAGTTGGAACCCCCTTGCGACCGCCCCGGCGCCTGCCCAGCAGCAGTATGGACCGTCTCAGCAGCAGCAGTATGGACCGCCTCAGCAGCAGCAGTATGGACAGCAGCAGCAGTATGGACAGCAGCAGCAGTATGGACGCTACGGAGGTCGCCGGCGTAATCGCACCCGTCGCGCAAAGAAACACTCGCGTCACCGCCGTGCCCGCCGGGTGTAGCGACGCCTACGTCTACGCGTTTTCCGACCACCCTTTGGATATAAAACGGCATCGATCGCGGTATTGCACGCATCGTACGAGAGACCGGACACATCGACAATTCGAAATCCCGCAAGGCGGTATGCTTTAATACCTTCCTCCGTCGGACTTCCCGTTTTAAACGGTTCATTTTGGAACGTTGCGCTTGGAAAGAGGTCCTTGAATTTCGCTTGCACGTATGCGTGGAGTTCTAGATGATTGCAGTATCCCGCTGCCTTACCCAAACGTATCTTTAACCAGTATTGCATATATGTGCCGGACTGAAGGTTGAATCGCATGGTGCCACCTTCTTTTCGGAGTTCACCGCCATTGTGTATATATGTTGCTTGTACTCGAAACGCAATCGCACCGTGTTTCACACCGATTTCAAACGCGTCCCGTACCGGGCACGCCACAAATTGCTTTTCGCCTCCGTACTTCGAAAATACAATCCAAGTGTAGACACCGTCCGGGGCATCCCGTATGTCGTCTGCACTCAAGAGCGGAATCCGATCCAGAAACTGCTGAAATACACGCTGATCTATCGGCGGCAGAACGGTAACGGTGTTTGGAGGTACACCGTTCTTCATATCGATTTTGCAGGGGCGGTGTGTGTCATAACTGCGAGGGTCAAAGTCTTGATATTCATACCCCCTCTCGTAGACAGCGTCGCATGGTATTTCCTTTTTCAGAGGGAGGGGGTCTTCCAGGTTTTTCCGACCAAGGATAAACTCATCTCCGTTTCCTGCCATGGGTGATTTACTTGGTTCTTTATGTAGAGAAAGAATCAAATGCCCGGTGCATTGATGCAACTTGCTGCCGAGGGTGCACAGAACGAACTCGTGAATGGAAATCCGTCCATGACTCATTTTCGTGCCGTGTATCGCCGACACACCAATTTTGCGATGGAACATATTCGCCTCACATTCACATCGTCCCATCTCGAATTTGACCCCACAGGCACCCGCACACTCTCGTGCAGAATTGATCGATATGGACAACTTGTCAATGATTGCTACTTGGTCTTGACCCTCCCCGATATCTGGTCGCCCTTGAAAAGCGTCACCATGGCACCGCCCGGATACGATACACGCTGCAATGCCATGGGGTATGAATTTCAGTGGATCAAGAATATCGGATACAATTTAATCGATCGCATTGAACTGACTGCTAATGGTCAAGTTCTTCAGACCATGACCGGCGAGTTCATGAAATTGTATTCGTACCTCACACACGACCAGACAAAGCGCGGACTTGTGGACAAGATGGTTGGACATGTCAAGGAACTGTACGACCCGGCAAACGCCTTTGATCGCAATGGACAGTACCCCCACGCAGTCGCGGTGCAGAGTCCGTTAGGTCTTGCCCTGCCCATGACAACTGTGCCTGAACCCTCTATCCGATCTCGCCAACTCATTGTGCCTCTTCACTTTTGGTTTTGCGAGAATACCGGAACCGCCTTGCCGTTGGTGTCCATGCAGAATACAGACGTCTTTATCAATGTCGTCTTGAATCCGATGATCAATTTGTATTCGATTCTCGACACGAACTCTGCAAACGCCACCTTCGGAACACGCATTCGCCCCGATGCATCTATGCTCTCCACCTTCTTAAGTCCGCCCAATCTCAATGGTATGCCTTCCAACCCGACCTTAACCACCTTTTTCCCGGATCCCTACATTGACGCAAACTTCATTTCCCTAACAGAGATGGAACTCAACCAACTTGCACTCGCAGATCAAACCGTCCTGATGAAAGAAGTTATCTTTGTCGGGAATGAGAACCAGTTCGGTCCAAACACAGAAACAGTCCTCCCTGCACGAAACCTGGTTACGCGAATCATGTTCAATGCCCGTCGATCAGACAAGGAGGCAATCAATGACTGGGACAATTACACGAATTGGGACGACCCCAACCGTGCGCCCTTCACTGCCAACAGTTCAAATATCGGGACTGTTCTCTATTCAAGCGGGCAATATCAAGTGAGTTCAGTCTCTCCTCGCGATACAATGGTCGACAGTGTTCTTCTCTTTAACGGACAAGAGCGCTTCTACACCAAAACAAGTCAATACTTTTCCTTGTTACAGTCCTATCGCCACACAACTGGACCTAGTTTACCTGGCGTGTACATGTACTCCTTTGCCCTCAACAATGATCAATATCAACCAAGCGGTGCCTTCAACTCGAGTAAATTCGACAAGATCACCCTGCGCATGACAATGCAGCAACCGCTTCCCGCACAAACGGCGACTGGGCAAGTTCAAGTATGCGTTTTGCGATCCACTGTCTTCAATCAGAATCCGACCGTGATTCCTCCCGGAAACATTGGATTATATGATCCATCTGAAGTTGTCACGGTCATCCAGAACACGCAAAATGGTGCAATCCTGTTCAACTATACGTACAATGTTCGTGTCTACATTGAGTCCTACAACTTCTTGCGTATCGTAAGTGGTCTCGCAAATCTCGTGTTTGCGTCTTAACAATGGCAACCGGAGCGACAGGAACCGGAGCGACAGGAACCGTTGCACCGCCCCCCTTACCGCCCACTACACCTGCAGACTATGTTCTTCCGGCAAGTTCAGGTCCGCAACATATTCCGGTGTCTGGACCGATTACCTCGATCACAAAGGCAACACTTAAGACGTCAAAAGATACAGTGGATGTACTTGATCAGATTCCCCCTCTTTGCGGAGGATCCGTTACCTTTCCAGTGATGCCAATTTACACGGCAACACGTGCAAAAAAGGTCCTGACAACCACGCCCGAAGACGATACGGTGCGCGGATTTCCGGTTGTTCAACTCGAGATTGTCTATGTAGATGCCGGCGGTACACATACAGATGAGTATGCACTAAATGAGACTGCGACACTTGGACAGCACACTACACTTGGACAAATCCAGTGTACACCGCAAACGCTTGTGTGGAAAGCAAGTCTGTATGCATCGTATGGTGTATTAGGGTTCCTCGTAATCCTCATGTTCTTGACGAACATGGTGTACACTTGGAAATTGTGGGATGGATATGCGGCAAATAGAAAGACAATTGATCCGAGCAATGAAGTTGGCATGTCGTATGTCGTAACGACCTTTGTAAAGTGGACCGCAAGTCCTATAACAAAGTTTATTGCCGTGGTTATTGCCGCGTTAGCGCCCATTCCAACTGCATTTGTGAACGCAGTCATGACGGCAACCACGGGGTACATGACACCGCCTCAACGAAGCATACTCCCAACGTCGGTCGGATCGTAAACTTGCGGGCGGTAATTGGTCATGAGCGGAGGGCGGTGAGAGGCGCGCGCACTCTGCTTGACCCAAGACACAAAGAGATATTTCTCATTCACAGGCCACACCATGAATCCAGACTCCGTCAGTGTAGCAACGAGATACTCTCGCGCTTCACTCAATTGGAACAGTGGATATCCAAATACAAAGGCGGGAATTTCAAAGACAACATACGGCGCATTTGGGGAATGAATTGCATGTTTCCGAATTTGCCCGTACAATTGAGAGAGGACAGGCCTCATTGCCGACATGCGTTTTTCCCTGCGTTCTTCTTGTTCGGTCCATACATCACGTGCTTTCAGCATGCTCTTACTTGTCAGACATAATAGAATGTATCGATCCATTGCGCTTGGCGGTGGAGGATCGAGAGGTGGGTTGCTGGTCGGTGCACTCACTGCACTCGAAGAAGAAATGGGGCACTTGCAGTTTCCAGACGGTATTTACGGGTGTTCCGTCGGATCCATTGCTGCCGTTGGATTAGGGTGCGGCATGAATGCCGAGCAACTGAATGCGTTTTTTCGCGATCCTGGATTGACCATTTCCGGATTCTTTCCCACGCTTCGGTTGCACCATTTGCAAGACCTTCCTGCGAAAAAGGGTCTGTTCCCGATGACAGACTGGTGCGCGAAACTAGAAGAGTGTTTCGAGCGGAACGGATTTCCCATTCGTGGCAAGAAATTGAACGACTTACCTCAGAAAGTAAAACTCCTTGCGTCGAACATGACAACACTGAAACCGGTTTTGTTTTCCGGGGATGTTCTTGTGGTGGATGCAATTCGGTCCTCTTGCTGTCTGCCGTTCTTGTTCGAACCACAGATTGTGTATAACAATGTCTACATTGATGGTGGAGTCTTTACACCCTGCATTGCCGATATTGTGCCACCCACTTGCTTGACACTGCACATTACTGCACGACCGGTTCCAATTTATCCATCTACGTTGGAGACTGTGTCCTACGGACAGACCCTGTACACGCTCTGGTACAGTTTCTTTATGCAACATGACTTGACACGGTTCAAGAATTTGGTTTGGTTGGACGACGATACCGTCAATATCTTAACCGAAACAACGCCTGCCGACAAGGAGTCGATGTTTCAGAATGGGCACTTGCAAATGTCTAGGTTTATTTCGAAACGCAAGTAATTACGCGCGCCTGCGTCCCCGGGTCTTCTTGCGCTTCGACCGCTTACGACGGGTCCGGCGCCGTCCGCCAGCTTGAGGGTCAGAAGGACTTCCTATATACGGAGGACTCGCGGGAGACGCGGGAACAGGCGGACTTCCGGCACCTGCCGCACCAAGTCCACGTGGCGGTGATCCTGGAGGTGCTACCGGTTCGAGTGCACTGTCTAGAAGTACCCGAATCTCATCAGACACCGCTAGATCGCGTGGAGTATGACCGTCCCTATCCTTTAGAGTGACGTTTGCATCCCGACGAATGAGTTCATTAACCATATCTACATTGCCAGTTAATGCCGCTACGTGAAGTGCAGTCTGTCTGGCATCACTCTGCATGTTGATCAGATCAGGTGCCTTTTCAAATAACTGTCTAACAATGGGGATCGTGTCAAACCTTGAGAATGCCGCTCTTGATGATAGATAATGAAGGATCGTTCCATTGTTATTTGCTGGATTGTTGGTCACTATTCTAGACTTGATTGTCTCCGAGTTCACCTTGTCAACTAAATACAAGAACATCTCGGTCAATCGCTCTTTCGAAGCAGAGTACGTTGTTGTAATAACGACGTGGAGTACCGATATAGGGTTCATACCAAATCTTACTTTGACGTTATCGTCGACCATCTCGTAGTGCTCCGTATACAGATGGTTGGGGTCGACATGTTGCTCTTCTATCAAAAACCTGACAAGCTCAACGTATACCATCTCAATCGCAGCAAAAAGCAGTGGCTGCAAATCGTCTGGATTGCCACCAAATAAATGGATTCTTGTTTTAAGATGATCCAAGTCTAAGGGTGGAGCGCCGAGTTTTCTACTCTGAATTACCTCTTTTGCGAATTCTCTAATTACATATGCCATTGTACTCCTTCAGTATTTTATACTTCTACGCGCCCGAGTCTTTCTGCGCTTCGACCGCTTACGACGGGTCCGGCGCCGTCCGCCAGGTTGAGGGTCAGAAGGACTCGGAGGGGCAACGGGTCCAGGAGGACTTCCGGCACCTGCCGCTGCTGCAGCGGCGGCGGCAGCACCTTGGCGAGGGGGTGAACCCGGTTGTACTCCTACGTCCAAAAGGGTTTTCACGTCGCCCGGTTGTGCGACGTTGTGCGGCGTATACCCATTAAGATCCTTTACAAGACGATTTGCACCCCTTTCAAGTAAAAGTGTAGCTACTTCGATGTTGTTATTTTCCGCAGCATAGTGAAGCGCAGTTCTGCCAATAGCATTTTTCGCATCGATCACACCCATGCTCTTGTCGAGGATTTGTTGAAAAATATCGAACGGTTGATTCGTCTCTGCTGCTAAAATCAAGGGAGTCGCGGTATCATAGTCTCTCTGATGATACTGAATCTGATATGTGAACGTAGCAGGACCGCATCGATTGATCAATTCACGAATCAACGGAGTCCCATCGCGCCCCCTTACGAGTGCAAGTGCAAGCATAGAGATATGATTAAAAATTGTATCTGGAGACACGTGTTTCGTGTCGAGTAAATATTTAACAATTTCCAGACGTTTGAAACCGATAGCGGCATATAATACACCGTCTAACCGTGCGCCACCAATCGCATCGATTGCAGGTATGATCACTTGATCATCGCGCTTCTCGAGAAACATGTTCGTAAGTGGCGAATGAGCACTTTCCATTATATTCTTTCATTACTTTATGTTTTGAGAGCACCCAGAGATTCCGTCAAGAACGCAGTCAATCCACTCTGCGTCACGGATCCACTGTATTCGCGAAGACCACCTGATGTTTCCAACTTGACATTCGGATACGATTTTATCGCATATTGCGTACACATATCCTTCTGCGCTTCACAATCGACCTTTGTGAAGGTGACTGTCGTCGACCCATACGTCGCAGTTGCCTGTAACTTGTCCCATTCAGGCAGCGCCTTTTTCGAATATCCACACCAGTTCGTGTAAAACATGTACAGCGTTGCCGTTCCAGGCAATGTCTCCTTCACGGCAGGCATGAGCATGGGTTTCCACCACACACGATACACAATCAAGGCAAGGAGGATGAGTGCGAGGATAACGACTTGCTGCATTGTTGAAAGAGATGGGAAATTTTGCGCTGTCGTTCAAACCAAATGCGATAGGACGTAGGTGCATCCACACCCTCCTTAATTTGAATCCACGCAATGTCCGTCGTCATGCGTTCAGGTTCATACGGTCTAGGATGAATTTCAAACCACTTGCCACGATACCTCACGAGCATGTTCTTCTAGTGCCCGAATGAGGTAAATGGAAAAATAAGTGAGTAAGCGGAAGCGGAGCGGTGTCTAGAAGCGGGATCCGATGTCGAAGAGTGCGCCATTGTGCTCGCCCACCGGTCCAGTCGTAAGGTTCATCATGCCTCCACGACTGTCGACTGACTCTGCCTCCCAGTTGTCATGCATCTGCTCCGCAAGATACTCCAACTCCTCCTCCGAGAGGATCTTCTTGACGCGGATCTTGCGCTTGACTGTCGTCCATCCCTTGGTGTCGTCCTCCATGAACGGTTCACAGTGGCACGGGTAGTCGTCCAGTCCATTCGGCATACGTGCCTGGTACGCCGGGTTCGCCTTGCACTCCTTGAGGGCGTGGATGTAGTCTGCGCGCAGGCGGGCGTTGGTGGGGTAGCGGATCATTGCGAGAGTCTCCATAGTGGTCGTCATTTTTGCTGATATACTTTCTTTCTTAAAACCTGGATTTCGTTTTTGTGAATTTCCTTTGGGTCGACAGTTTGGGTTTGCGTCCGCACTTGAATCTCTTTAGAGTCCGTCCCCGCGTTTGCAGGACAGACTTGACGCAAATTGCAATTGCTGCTTGCGCCTTCACGGTTTTCCGTACCGACTTGATACATTTGCACAATACCCTCGCTCTTGACCCACCCTTTCCAGGTGCCGTCGCTTGCCGCGGTGGAGTATTGTCGACAGGGGTTGGATCGTCTCCCTTGGGTTTCGGTTTCTGGACACCTGCAGGTGGTGTGTTCGTAAATGTTTGCGGGGGAGGCGGAGGCGGAGGGTCGGGTGGTGGAGGCGGTGCTCGTCCGTTGCTCATTTACCTTCTAGTGCGACGAATCTTGCGACGACGGGTGTGACGGCGCCGGGTCCGACCTCCCATGATCACCTGTCCATTAGGCGCAAGGTCATTGAACTTCACTGGCGTAGGTTTCTGTACTCCCTCGGGGGGAGTATCCGTGAATTCGACAGGATCCCCTCGATTTGCAAGTGTTTTCGGTGCTCCTCTCGGGGGATTTATATTGGGTCTTCGTGCTTCTTCAACTATTGAGCGAAGTGTTTTTGGTGCGGGCATTTGTTCAATTGATGTGAAGAATATATCCACACAAAGAATAAACAAATGGGTGGCGGTCTTCTCCAACTCGTTGCATACGGTGCTCAAGATGCATACATTACCGGAAATCCTCACATTACCTTCTGGAAGGTGATGTACAAGCGTCACACGAATTTTGCCATGGAGGCAATGCGTGTGAACTTTACAGGTGCGCCGGCGTTCGGCCAACGCGTCGTTGCCGTCGTCAACCGCAATGCCGACCTGCTGTACCGCACCTACCTCGAGGTGACGCTCCCCGATACAACCACTGCGGGCACCAGCGGTGCTCCCATCAACTGGACGCAGGGCGCTCAGCGTCGTCTCGGGTACCTCATGATCCAGCAGATCGAGGTTGAGGTGGGTGGTCAAGTCATGGACCGCCAGTACGGTGAGTGGATGTACCTGTGGGAGACGTTAAGCGCGCCGTACGACCAGAGCGTCAAGCTGGATGCCATGCTTGGCGGTGACCAGGGTGGACGCCCCTCGACCTTGACGTCCTGCAACGGTCGTCCCAACGTGCTGTACATTCCGCTGTCCTTCTGGTTCTGCCGCAACCCGGGACTCGCTCTGCCGCTCATTGCCCTCCAGTACCACGAGGTCCACTTTAACCTGATCTTCCGCAAGGAGATTGATTTAGTGGCGGGCACTGCTGGATCGGCGGGAACCATTGCCACTGCCGCTGGACTTTTGCCGAACCCCAAGGAGGCGTCCCTGTACATTGACTACATCTACCTGGACACGGATGAGCGTCGTCGCTTTGCCCAGCAGTCCCACGAGTACCTCATCGACCAGCTGCAGTACTCGCTCCAGCAGACGCTGACGACGGCGAATGCCCGCATCGACCTCACGCTGAACCACCCCGTGAAGGAGTTGATCTGGGTCTTCCAGGATGTCCGCAAGACGGACTGCGCGAGCACGACGTCGGTTGCCGATGGATACACGTCGCCCTTTTCGTACGACGACATTGTCGACCGCTGCCGTCTGCAGATCAATGGACAGGACCGCTTCGATGAGCGCTATGGCGACTACTTCTGGAAGGTCCAACCCTACCAGCACCACACGGGCGGCGGTTTCTGGCCCACGCGCAACTCCATCTCGCTTGGCGTGGTGTCGACTGCCACGATCACATCGGGGTCCATCGCGAGCAACGTCCTGACCGTAGTCACCGCGTCGGGCGCCCCGATTGTCATTGGAATGGCGGTCACAGGTGCGGGCGTCACACCGGGCACGTCGGTCGTTGCCTATGCCAGCGGTTCGGGCGGTGCCGGAACGTACATCGTCAACATCTCGCAGACCGTTACGTCGACGACACTGACAGGCACCATTGCTGATCACACGTTCCCGGTTGCGAACCCGATCAACGTGTACTCGTTTGCGCTCCAACCCGAAGAGCACCAACCGTCAGGCACCTGTAACTTCTCCCGCATCGACACCGCGACCCTCGTGTTTGACAGCAAGACCAGTGGCGGCGCGGGCACGTTCCCGTCCAAGGCGTACCCGTACAACTTCCGCATGTACGCGGTGAACTACAATATCTTCCGCGTCATGTCAGGCATGGGCGGTCTTGCGTACTCCAACTAAGTTCGAGAGTATACAGATCTGGAATCGCAGATAATGCACTCACAATTGATGTCGTAATGCAAATGTGAAACCACATGTGACTTGACACGTAATCAAACACGCGGTAGGGATTGCAAAGACGCTCCGGGAGTCGCCCCGAATAGAACAGGGATCCACCCACAACAACGAATGCGGAACAGAATGCAGACCACCTCGATGCTTCACGCTGGATCACAATGTAATTGACAAGTGTGAGTGGAAGGGATGCGACTGCGGCATAATAGATTCCCCAGTTTCCGATCCCATCTTGACTCCGTCTTGCATTCAAGATACACCACGCACTAAACACTGTGATCAACCCCAACCCTGCATACAGCAGCGTGGGACTGTTCACATACAGTGCGATTGAAAACAGATCCAAGAAGAAATGCGAGTAGTTCACTGCGATAATTCCAAGACAGTCGATAAACCACGCAAACCTATACCATTTCGAATCGAGTATATACATTGTATGTGCAAACGTAGATGCCACACTCATCGAGAATGCTCCAAGGTACCCTAACGTGATTCCGAGTTGTAAGATCGGCGATGCGCACGCGTACACTGGACGAGTCAAGTATGTATATGCGAAATAGGCGGCACTCCAAAGATGCGTATGGATATTTAAGGTCTCATTGTGCCATGTAAAGATGGAGTACGCACACTCCCACGGTGTCGAATGGGTTAGCGGATTGCGATATCCAGTGAGAATAAAGGGTCGTACATTTCGTGGATCGATCTTCATTGGTATAGAGTTCGGTGCGTGTGTTTAGACATGTACCCGCGTACTCGGGGTACATTGACCGATTCCGAGTGTTTGCTGCATCATAATCGGCGCAGGGTGTCCACGACCTGGGCAGTCCACGTGCTCATGCCCTAAAATATGTCCCATCTCGTGCGAAACCATATACTGCCGGTAATCATGCAATTCCAATTTGCTTTCCGGTGCACCGTGCGACCACCGCATTGCATTGAGGTACATGTGTTTCCCGCCCAATTCTGCACAACTTAAGTTGCGCAGATCCTTGCCACATGTCGTATTAATTGTGGCAGGGGATGTTAACCGTATTTCAATACCGGTCTTTGCCTGTTTGAACGCATATCCCTTTCTTCCCCACCCATCCGGATCTTTGAGATAGGACGAAAGTTCCTTCTCAAACTTGTCTTGGGGATACCGCACATCTGGATCGACAAGCGGAACGTACTTGATGACCCGCTTCTTCGACCTGCGAGATTGACGCCGTCTTCGGGTGCCCATTGTACCTCACGTGCGAAAAACGAAAAACCGCACATGATAATGGGTGTTTCCTATTCTACAATGAAGTGCCCCTGTTGCAAAAAAAAGAGTCATCTTGCGTTCACATGCCGTTGTCTGGGCATGTACTGTGTTTCGTGTCGGACCCCCGAAGTCCACAAATGCGCCTACGTTGTCATGGAACCTATTGCCTTGCCCAAGGTTGTTGCCGTCAAGGTTGAAAAGATCTAATGCCTAGACAATGGACTCAGACACAAGCGGAGCACTTGGTATCATCGCGTTTTTAGTTTCCGTTGCAGGTGTTATCTATGCAGCAGTCAACCACAAACATGTCCGCATGCATTGCTGTGGACGAGATGTAGAGATGTCCGTAGATGTCGACCCGACGAATACCGCAAAGGTTGCCCCTGCGCCACGCAAAGAAGATGAAGAGGAAGTATAATGGAGCGGATCGATTCACTCATTGCGGACCTGCCGGACGACAATGCGTTCAAGACTCAAAACCAATACGACATTGGACTTGAGTCTGTCAATGCTGCACTGAATTTTCTTGCAGGGTATCCCCAAATTAAAAAACGTGCAGGCGAGTTGAGAGATGACATCAAGAACAATGGATTGTTGCCGGGTACACGGGACGCTGTACTGCGCCTGTTGAATGCACTCAAACTGGATCTGACAGAGGGCGGGCGCAGGCGAACTCGTCGACGACTGGGACGGCGAAAGCGCTCACGAACCGTCGGATATAAGGGTAGATGATCGGAAGGTTCTCCGCGCAGATCTCACACATCCTTCCGGCAACTACGAATTTTAGTGCGGAACAGTAAATGCCTCATTTCAAATTCACGTTCAAGGTGACAACCCAACGCGGAGGCGAAGTGGCGGCACCTACCAAGGCGCAACTGAAACCCGACGAGGATGCGTTGAAGACAGCGCTCGGGGCAACTGCGCTGTCTCTTAGTTTTACCGTGACTGGCGACCGTGAGGGCGTAGTCACGGTCAGAGGAACTGTAGATAACCTTGAGACTCTAAAAGGGAACGTAGAGACCACAATTGATGAACTTCCCCCGCTTGCCGGTGGTTGGGTCGCGGGCGGTGAGAACGCAGTGTTTGCTGAAGACGGTGACCCCCAGGGTGGACGCCGCCGTCGCCGTTCATCGTCCAAGCGCGTCCGGAAGGTCACCCGTCGGCACCGTCACCGGTCATTAAATTCATCGTCCAAGCGCGTCCGGAAGGGTTCTCGGTAAAAAAATAAATAGTTGTGGTCGTGTTCCTTTGCTTTTTAATTACCTTTCGGGTCTCCCAGAATGGAGATCTTCGTAGCAGAGGTCGCAGAGATCGCTTTCGGTGCCATACTCACCGCAACGATAGCAGGGTTCCTCGAAGAATGCCGTGTCCAGCAGACTCTCGACCATCATGCAGTCGCAGAACTCGTCATCGTCGAGAATCGAGTATGTGTTGCAGTCAGGACAGTACGTCTCGAGCGGGGGCATGTTCAAGCAGGAGTGGCACATGTCGCCGTTGTAGTCAACCTCGTTTGAGCAGGTGATGGAGGAGCAGAAGAAGAGGTGCAGGTGCGAAGGGCAGAAGGTGTATGCAGGCATGGTTGCAGTTGCGGGGATGTAGATGATGGGCGGCATCTTGTCTCGGTGATGGAAACTGATTTTGTGGTTCACGATTTCGTTTTTCATTTAAAAAGTTTTTTTTGTTCTGTGTCCTCTATCTTACGTCTACACGCGCAGGTACTTCGTATTGTAGATGACGACGTAGCAGATCGTGTCCCAGTGGAGGACCGGCATGATACGGGCAGTGTCTGTGGTGCCCCAGGCAATATCTGTTGCCGCGCGCGTCGCGGCATCTGACGCAATGATGCGCATGGTTCCTCGGAACTTGTAGTGCGTCTTCCCCTTCCCGCCATCGCCACTGTAGAGTTTGGACGCAGACGACGCGCACGTCAGCTTCTCGACACACCATGCCTTGGCGAGCTCCTTGGTCGCGAAGGTCTCGGAGTACTCGTACGCACGCACCTTCGGAGGAGGAGCAGGCATGGGTCCGCCGCCCGCCTCAAGCATCTCGTCCTCGCCAACGTCTGCCCACTTGTTCTCGTGCACCAGGCGCGACAGGTTGATCGCGACCAGTTCCTGCCGCTCGATCATTGCCCACATCGGCGTGGTCGTCACGAGCGTCGCGATCTTGTAGTGCGGCAGGTTCTTGATGTTGCCCAGCATCCGCGCCGCACACTGGTACGCTGTCGACGGGTCGTTGATGGGCGGCACGATGCCGAAGTCGAAGAGGAAGCGCTCGTTCTGGAACGTCAGTCCGCGTCCAAGGCACATCTGCCCCGTCACGGCAAACGGAAACTCTGCAAGTCCGTTCGAGTGGTAAATGCTCGCCACCGCCTTTCCAACCTCCACCGCAGTGCCGTCCTCGTCGTACCCCAGGATCGGCAGGATCGTGCCGTTGGGTCGGATGATACACTTGCGCTTGCCGTTGAGGATGAGAACCGCGAATCCCTTGGTTCGCAGAAACTCCGCGATGGCGTCGTGACTTGCGATCGCGATGTCGCCGGGCGCGAAGAGGCGCATGCCCTTCTTGATGAGCGTCTCCTCGTACTTCGGGAACACGCCCATGAGGTACTCAAGCGCGCCCCCCGCCGTGTCATCCACGACCTTGGCGCAGTCGGTCAACTTGTGGTAGCACGCCGGGTAGGTCTCCGCCGCGGGCAGGATGCGCACACGCCCGAACATCTCGATGATGCTATCGAACGTCGCGCTGACGAGCGTGACCTTCTCGACCTTGCCGAAGAGCGTGACGTCGAACTTCGGGTTGCTCCACAGGTTCACGGATGCGTCTGCCTCGTCGATCCACACGTCGATGGTGCGCGTGAAGGTGCCGATGCCGTTGAGCTCCCGCACGAGGTCGTGGAGGTACTCGAGGCGCTTCTTGTGTGCGCACAGGATAACCGTCGTCACCTCTCCCTTCATGATCTTGAAAGCGAGTGCCTCGTAGGGGATGTTCGTCTTCGTGGTGCCAGACATCCACGCGAAGCAGTTGCCCACGATGTGGTCATCTGCGCTCTTGTCGCTTGCAATGCTGGATGCCTCGTACTGCTTCTGACGATCCATGGTCTGGTCCACGAGGTTCTTGTTATTGGATACGATGATGATGTTGATCGGGTTGTGCCCGGTGCCGCGGTAGATTTCCTCCAGTGCCTTGTACTCCGTCATCATCTCTTGCATCTTGCGTGTCTTGCCGGACTGTGCAGGGCGCTGAAGGCACTGGATCTTGGTGTTGCTGGAACCCATATTGTCGTTGAGTGTGAAGAAGAATGTAGATTGGTAGTGCGCCTGAGAGACTTTCCTTTGTGGCTCACGATTTCGTTTTTTTAGATTTTAAGACGTGTCAACGATATTGCTCGGGAGAGGTTTCCGGTTTCATGGTCTGCACTACACCCGGAACCGACGCTTGAAATCCCGCACACTGGCGCGTAGTGTGGGTTTGTTCCAGAGAATCCATCTGCTTAACGCACCGGGCGTATTCGGACGACTCCAATGTTCCCCCATTCCCGAATGCCGGTGAATGTACCTTGCTCTGCGCGTGACATCTTTATGTTTCGTGAAATCGCTGTATCCTTTGGCACCAAAGGGAACAATCTGTTCACGACCCTTCACCTCAAAGACCGCATCGAACTTTTTGCCATGCCGGTGCGACGCGCGCAACGTCTTCAGTCTCATTGTACTGTAAAAAAGGTTTTTGTTGAATCTGAAAACGAAGGCGATTGCTGTTAGTTACTTTTTCAAGTATGGAGTTGCTATTCGACCAGTGGGCGTTATCTTGTCCAGACAGAGGATTTCACCGGACGAAGGTGTCCAAACTAGTGTTTGAACTTCGCCTTCTCCAAGACAGTACTCCAAAAGATACACATGTGAAGATAACACCAATCAAAATCGAAGAACTATTGCGTAAGAAGTCACGCGATGCAATTAATACTGCGTACATGTCCGGAAGGGAGTGGTACATATGGCGCGGAAGTGAACGAACTGCAGATGACAAGAGCAAACCAACGCGACCGTCAATTTACGCACAGATCCATCTCGACGGATCTGTACTGTGAAAACGAACCCGCTCGATATTAGTTACTTTTTCAATTCAAAATGGACGCTGAACTCGCTACCCTACACGCACGTATTGCTCAGATCGAGGAGGCAAAGCGCATTCATATCCCCATCCTCACTCCATCGGAACTTCTTGTAAAGGCGAAGGAGAAGGTAAAGAACAATCAGTGGCGTCAGAACGAAAGTCCGATCAGCACTGCATGTAGGTTCTCATACCAGTCTCAAACAGAGATGCTCGAGTCAATCGTTGAGAATCTGAATCGTATTCACGCGCGACTAGATGCACTCGAGCGTACATAGTCCACTCACACCACATCAGAATCTTCCAGGCACCTGGCAGTGCACATCTGCCATTTACTGTAGTGCTCGGAGTTTTACTCTCATTTAAACGCAATGGCACACGGTCCGGAGACACATAGACTCTTGGCAACGATTGCCGCATGTGTGGTAAGCAGGTCTCCGAACCTGAGAATCAGTGGGTATAACGTTACCTCTTTACCCCCTCTTCCACGCCATATCATGTCGTTAGAATGCGCTGACACCAAAATCACCTCTTTACCCGATCTACCACCTACTCTTACACGCTTGTATTGCTATAATAACCAACTGACTATTCTGCCCAACCTCCCGCCTACTCTTACACACTTGTATTGCTATAATAACAAACTGACTATTCTGCCCAACCTCCCGCCTACTCTTACACACTTGATGTGCACTCATAACAAACTGACTGTTCTGCCCGCTTTACCACCTACTATTCTCATCTTGGATTGCAATCATAACAAACTGACTGTTCTGCCCGATCTACCGCCTACTCTTGAACGAATAAATTGCGGTCATAACAAACTGACTATTCTGCCCAACCTCCCGCCTACTCTTACACACTTGGATTGCAATCATAACCAACTGACTATTCTGCCCGCTTTACCACCTACTATTCGCATCTTGGATTGCAATCATAACCAACTGACTATTCTGCCCGCTTTACCACCTACTATTCGCATCTTGGATTGCTATAATAACCAACTGACTGCTCTGCCCGCTTTATCACCTACTATTCACATCTTGTATTGCTATCATAACCAACTGACTATTCTGCCCAACCTCCCGCCTACTCTTACACAATTGTATTGCTTTAATAACCAACTGACTATTCTGCCCGCTTTACCAC